GGTTCTAAAGGTGTATCTGATGCCTTTGCTGAAATGTCACCTCAAACACAAAAGGTCTGGGATAACTTTAACAAAGGTAAAGGAACTTCTGCAGATGTGTTTAATGCCGTCTTAGGTGATTTAGGTAAGATGGACGATAAAGTAAAAGCAAACCAACTTGGTGTTGCTGTATTCGGTAGATGATAAATTGTGCCGAAATAAAATCGCGGTATAAAGCAAAGAGGGTGCGAATCCTAATTTGAACCGAAGGATATACAAAGTATAGCCAGGGGCAGAGCATAGAAGGTGAAAAGATATAATCCTTCCACGAGACCGCGACACTTATTAGTGAAAACGTATGCCGAACTTACAGGAAATGAACTGTAAGAAGTAAGGGATAAAAAGCCTTTACGATAACAAAATGACAAAATGGGAAGACATGGGTGCTCAAGCTGTCTTGGGGCTTAATAATGCAAATGGTGCGCTAGGCGATGTTGAGGGCACGATGGGCAAAATGCAGAAGACGCAGCAAGAAGCCTTTGGTGTACGTTGGCAAAAACTAATGCGTACTACAATGGCATCATTAGAACCGTTAGGACAAGCTATTTTAGATATCGCAGAAGTGGCACTTCCTCCAATCATTAAAGCAGTAGAAGTTGCTGCAAAGGCATTTAGTTCTATTCCTAAGCCAGTTCAAATTGGTATTGTAGCTCTTTTAGGTATGGTTGCAGTGTTAGGCCCCCTAGTCGCCATGATGGGCTTTATGACAAGTGGAGTAGGTGCATTTGTCGGTTCGTTTAGATTCCTTGTGCCGGTATTAACAAAAGTACCAATGCTATTTACAGGAATACTAAAACTTGGTCCTAGATTAATAGGTATGTTTGGAATGATAGGAAGAGCAGTAGCTTTTCTTGGAAGTTCTGCATTTGCAGGATTGTTAAAGATTGGCCCTAAACTTATCGGTATGTTTGGCGCGATAGGGAAAGCTCTAGCACTGTTGGGCAGATCCATGATGACTTTACTGATGAATCCTTGGGTGCTTGCAATCGTAGCAATTGTAGGATTAGTATATCTAATTTATAAAAACTGGGATGACATCGTAAAATACACCAAGAAAGCAGTTAAATGGATTAGCGATGTCTGTTCTAAAGCTTGGGACGCAACCGTAAAAGGTGCAAAAAAGGCATGGAATGGTTTAGGTAAGTTCTTCTCTGGATTTTGGAATGGTACAAAAAAACTTTTCAAATCTGCTTCATCGTTTTTGGGTAAAGTCTTAGAAGAAGCTTGGAAATATATAAAACAAAGAATTGAATACAATATTAAAATTTGGAAAAACATTTTCGAGTTTGGATGGAATGCTATTAAATTTGTTTTTAATCTAGCATTAAGCGGTTTGAAAAAAATTGTAGATGGCACATGGAAATTCATTAAGAATAGTGTCCAAAAGGCAGTTAACACCTGGAAGAAAATTTTCTCTACTGGATGGAATGCTATTAAAAGAATTTTCTCTATGGCTTTAGCAATAATAAAGCAGTACGTAAAAACCGAATTCGAAAAAATGAAAAATACAATATCCAGTGTTTTTAACACGATTAAGGAAATTGTAAAAAAAGCCTGGGATGCAATCAAATCAACCTTTACTACAGTATTAAAATTCTTAAAAGATTTTGTGAAATCTTCTTGGGAATCTATTAAAGATACAATTTCTAGCGTCATGAATACAATTAAAAATGTGATTCAATCAGCTTGGAATTTTATAAAGTTTACAATCATTAATGCAGTTCGTGAATTTGTTGGATTTGTAATTACTAATTTCAACAAATTATATAACACGATAACCGATGTTGTTGGCGGTATAAAAGAATTTATTGTTAGTAACTTTAAAACTATAAAGAAAGCAATCACTGGTGCATTTACAGGGGTTGTAGATACTGTAAAAGATGTATTCAGTAAAGTTGGTTCTATAGTAAAAAATGTAGCAAAAGATGCAGTTAGCTGGGGAAAAGATATTATTGCCGGTATTGGTGAAGGTATGTCCGGTATGGCAGATTGGCTTATAAAAAAAGCTAAAGGAGTTGTTTCGGGAATACCTAAAGCCGTATTAAAGTTCTTTGGTATCCGAAGCCCATCCCGGTTAATGATGGAATACGGGGGCTATATTACAGAAGGTCTTGGTGTAGGGATGGAAAAAATGATTCCTGCAGTAGACAAAGCTTCTGAACTATTAAATAAAGCTGTCGTTCCACCTAAACCAATGAAACTAGTAACCGATGTATCTAATCAAATTGGACAAATGGGCGCACGTTCTGCTGATCTAATCGGTAAAACTGCACATCCATTTGCTGGACAAACCCACGTTGAGAAGAAAACAGATAAAGGCGTTTCAATTCAAAATGCTACATTTAAAGTCTCTGTTGAAAAACTACAATCTGCAGATGACTTTGTAAAAATGAGAAAGCTGCTACAAAACGTAGTTGCTGATGATCTAATGGGAATGGCGGTGCGAAATGTATGAGTATATTAAAAACATTGCATAGAAGAGGTGGTTCATACCATCTCTTAGGAAAGGCTGCAGAGTTAAAAGACACAATACGATATACCATTGATTTCTCATGGCCAGGGACATATAACTTTTCGTTTTTGTCCCAGGTTCCTATTGGTTCTGATGGCATGTTACCAGATAAGTACTTTATTGTTCGGGTAAATGGTATTGAGAGATTTAGAGCAAGAGGACCTTATGACTGGGAAGCAAGAGAAATCTTTGTAGGTGCAGGGCCACAAACAATTGAATTTACAACAATCGGTTATGGTTCCTCTGACATAGCATATATACGCGACGTACATTACTATGCATTTGGGCATGTACCTAATATCGAAAAGATAGAACAAACAAAATTACCAAAATCACTAGATGGCTTAAAATTACATAATGTCATGCATGGATACCCGCGTTCTCAAAGTGCAGGTAGCAAAGGTTGTGAAGTAGAATTCACTGTACTATTTAAAGATATCAGTTATTGGCGTGATTTCATGAGGGAAATCTACCGTCCTCATATTATTACTGGCGATTACGGTACCTATGGGGGTATAATTCCACCAAATGAAGTAGATGCAATACGAAAAGGAACGTTAGTCATAGCAAAATGTAAATTAATATCTATGTCACAAGCAGGAATAGGAGTTGATGGAATGTGAGAGAAGGATCTATTTCTTTAATTAGAATGTTGGGGAGCTATTTCCAGGTTGGGAATAACTCCCCTAATTTAATTGTTTATATGAAGAGAAGAGACTCTTCTTCTTACGTCCAAATACAACATCGTGTAACGGGCCTAGAAGTACAGGAGAATGCAGACCAGTTTGCTAGTACATTTACTATTACCTTTGCAAATGAATACGGTCAAATGGCTCCTGACAACTGGTATGGGAAGTTCTCTTCTATTTCAGAATGGTTTTATAACAGTGAGGTAACAAATACAAACCAGCTATATCCGCAGACTGAATTTAAAGTGTCTATTGGCTACGGTGAGGAAGCATTACCTTATATACATGGTTTTGTATCTGATGTGAAGGTAAATGCCGAAAGCGGCACGATTTCAGTAACCTGCACTACATCCTATAAGAAGGTTTTACATAAATCAGTAATCCCAACACCTGGATCAGATGAAATTGTTGCACCTACCGGTAATGTTTATGATGTTGTGAAGTTCTTCTTTGAAAAAGCAGGAGTTACATTGCACGGTAACAGAGTAAATATTCCTGGAACCAATCAGAGCTGGATTGTAGAAGGAGCAACCGGTAAGAGATTTCAAAAATGGGATGAAATTGTTCGCGATATTATAGATACAACATTCCACTATATTAAACACGAACCAGACGGAAGTTGTACATTTATGAAAATGCCAGACTATGCAATTAATGAACCTGCAAAGTTTAGTTTTAGAGAAGGGGAAAACCTTATCTCTTTAGATATGCAGCTAACTGATCAGGATATAAGTAATAGTATTGTTGTTAAATGTGGAGATTACGCAAACGGATTTCTTAATTCGTTTCTATTAAAAAATGTATCGCAGGGTGATTTACGAGAGGAAATGATAGAAGTGCCCTGGGCAACAACATTCTTTGCAAGAAGAGCAGTTGCTGCAGCTTATCATTTAAAAGCAATTCAGAAGTTCAGAACATTAACAGTAGCAGTAGTTGGTGATCCAAGGATTCAATTATTTGATGTTATTTCTGTTTACAATAGAGATTCTGGCCAACAGTGGAATTACTTTGTTAAAGGGATTAATACAATGATTTCTGCAGATGATGGATTCTATCAAACTCTAGATTTAACTGTTAACTATGGGTATGAACCTGCTCCCTATACAGATATAACCGGTATTACAGTAAATATAGATACATTACGTTTAAAACTTTGGGATTGGGATTTAGAGGATGGCGATTTATTAAATATTTACTGTAATGATAAATTAATCGAAGAAAATTATTTCATCCGGAACAATCCAACATATGTAGATATTCCACTTGAATACGGTGTGAATATTATTGTATTTGAAGCAGTACGAAACCCAAAAGGGATTCTTACTGGACGTTTGCAAGTACTGGATACGCAAAATAATATCTTATTTGATTATGGTTCTCTACCAGATTTATCATTTCCTCGGGTAAATCAAGACAAAGATCACTATTATATCCAACGACCGGCAAAAACCTGGTCTGTTACGAGGGTGAACTAGGGGTGATTTTATGATAATGCAAAAAAACTTATATGATCCAATCATGTATTTGATGAAAGGATTAATCGATAGGCAAATATATACCGGTGGTAAGCCAATGCCTGGGAATGACCCAAATGACGTATTTAAAGAAGGCATGACCGAAGGATATACACTTATTCGTGACGGTGCTCGTTTATCTGCAGTTGATGGAGATAAATATCTGCACTATGACCTAGCCTTTAATGCACACGGTATGCTAGAAAAGGTTCTTGTCTCTCATAAAGTAACCGGAAAAGAGATGGAGATACAATTAATATACAATGCACAAAAGCAATTAGAGCGTGTGCAGCCGAGACTTCTTAATAAAGGTAACGGTATACTATCTGATTTACCAATTCCCGATGTGTCGTAATGATGCACGGGAATTTTTTAATACAAGAAAAAGGGTGATTGCTCTTGTTTGAAACAACCTATTTAGCCGGTGGCCGATTAGATCCACCTTTTCATCCGACTAAAACAGAACCATTCATACCTGGTTTCATTATGGATTCCACATCATTTAAAACGGATGAAGTGAAATATACGTTACCTGCTGATATGGAGATTTACGCAATTAGTGTTAGTTCTTCCATTTACGAATTAGATGATAAATGGGATTTAATCGTAAACGGGCAAACCGTTTGCCAAGATATTTATACAAAGCGGCTTCCGGAAGGGATGCACTTTATGGTTTATAAAGCAATTAAAGCCGGAGACACAATTGTATTTCGATTCCATAACCAAGGAATTCTTGATAAAACAGTTTGGTTTGAATTGCACTTTTTAAGATAAGGGGGCGTATTGATGAGCTTTGCTGTTACCTATATGGCTGGTGGAAGATTCGACGCACCTTACTTCCCAGCAAAAACAGAGCCATTCATACAAGGGCGAAGAGTTGGTATACATGATGAAATTCATGTAGATAAGTTTTCATTACCATTCGAAACAGAAATGATTGCTTTTTCTATTGCCGCTTCACATTACAGTGATTCGGACTACTGGAATTTATTTATTAATGGCCAACAAGTGTTTAAAGAGGTTTATGTAAAAGATGTGCCGGAGGGATTTAATTTCTCCATTGTAAAACCTATACCTGCTAATGCAGAACTAAAGTTTGAATACCACAATGCATCTGCAGAGAAAAAAGCTATATGGCTTAATTACCAACTATTAAGAGATTAGGAGCGTGAAATAGATGGCATACGTTGAAAAAATGTATACAGAAGGCGAATTCCAAGACGAAATTGTTAAATTGGTAATCGCTAACGGATGGAAGAAAGTAAAATCGTTTTTCAGAGCCGTTTATCCGGATTTAGACGTAAAATCCGACGATGATACAAAATTTGAATTCGGCATGAGTAAGCACATGCTAGTGAAGAACAATAGCGGTTCTATTTATGGAATTGCTCAAACTTCAAAATGGTCACTTAAAAAGACAGAGATTAAATACAACTTCACAAATGAGGAAGGAAAGAAAGCTTTTGCCGAAGACGGTAAAAAACGTCTAGAAAGCGGTAGGGATCGTTCTTGTTTTTATGTTTACATGATTGAAAAAGAACCAAGCGTTGCTGATGAAGGTGTACTTGTTCTTCCCTATGAACCTAATAAATTTGAAAAAATATTATTGGATGTGGAATTAACTAAGATAGGAATTACTCTAAAGGCAAATCCAAATGGTTACGGTACATATAAAGTTTACTCCTATGAGGAAGCAGAGACACAAGTCATGATGTCCCCCTGGGTGAAAGTAACATTACGAAACACGAATTTACAAGGTATCGATGCTCAAACAAATTGGTGGCCGGATTCATTGGTGCGGATTAATGGCCAAGTTGATGAAAGTCGCGTTGTGTTGTTAATACAAGCAGATAACACACCAGCTTTTGAAAATAATGTGGTTCCAGTTACGCCACTTTACATGGGCCAATTAGAAAGCTATGCAAATGATGATACATTAGGTGACGCTTTATGGGCGGGAACAGCCTTTGATACTGGAAACGAAGCAGCATCACACAAATTCGATTTTAACGATACGAAACCATATAGAAATGTAGAAAACTACATGCCTGTCATGAAGTCTTATCCACGTTCTCCTGGTAACGGTATTGATAACGTAATTATTAAACGTTCAAGATTAGGAGCAAGGTACCAGGCCCATTTTATTGCTTGGAATGTAGCACCTAATGCAATGCCACCAGATCGCGTTGGTAAAGATGGCGGCCAATATTCACTAGCATGGCAATCGCAGGATAATGACGAATATAAATATCAATTTAACCCGTCTGTTTATAGCAATAAAGTACATACTTCCCGTGCATATATTGTTCATCCAGATGAAGGTGTACGTGGATATTTACCTTATATGATCCTATTGTCTCCACTAGGTCTATTAAATGGCGATAGATTAAAAGTTAGAAAGAATACTTGCCCGGATTCGCATGACATTTACAAATTCTTTAATGTAGATGCTATTTCACCAATTACAAAAAGACCTGCTACAGCGTATCGTCCTGCTGGATTAGGTATTTTTGAGAAAACAGTATAAAGGAGTGTACATATATGTGGTTTGATAAAGTCGTATATTTACAAACATTACCGCAAGAATTAGAAAAACTATTTGCTGATAATGGTTGGAAACGAACGCTATTTTTCCAAATTAAGAGCGGCATTTCAAAATTTATTGATGTAAGGTTGTTTGAATCGTTAGGAAGTGATGGCGAACGCAGAAGATTTGGTATAGCAAATGCGTATGATACTGCGGATTCTGATTTCACTGATAGCCGGTTTATTTCTGCAGATTCTCCACTAGGTAAATTAGGGATGGGAGATGGCGTGAAGAAAGATTTCTCTATCCCTGTTTCTCCTGTTCTTGGCCCTTCTGTCATTGTATATGTAAATGGGTTTGAACAAGAAAAGAGTAAATATAAGGTGGATGCAACTACAGGAAAAGTAACATTTACTACTGCTATTGCAAAAGGCGATAAAGTAACATGCGAATACAGATTAGCTACCAACACATATGAGCCAAACAATGACATGCTGCTATTTACTTTCAATCGATACTTTATTGAAAAAGAGATCCTTTCCGGTGATAAATTAGGGGAATTAGGAAAAGGAAATGGAACGAAAAAGAACTTCGCATTGCCATTCCCTAACTTTGACGAAAGTAGGACCGTAGTTTACAAGGATAATACCATTGTTGATCCTAGCGAGTATTCGTTCACTGAAACGGAAATTGTATTTAAAACCGCACCTGCAGCAGATACAACAATTAAGATTAGCGGTATTTATTTCTTATTACCAAAAGAAGACGGAACACTGGATACATTAACGGCAAAAACAAGTTTCGATGTTCAAAAGATGGAAAGTATTATGGGTGAAGTATATTCTACGATTAATTTTGTGAATCCATCGCCTTATACATCAATTAGTTTTACACCGGAGCAGCGTTTCTCTAAAGAATTAAATCGTGATTCTGTTGTTTATCTGTATGGGAACGCAAACAAGGACCGCTTAATTATGTTTATGCGTGTAGATCCAACACCAAATCCAGTTCGTGCATTATTCGTTCCGTTGTATATCGGAAAATTATATACATTCGATGTTGCGCCAAGAAAAAACATGATTATTTTAAGCGGCTGCAGACCAGGCGATCAATTTGTATATTCACCAAATAAGAAAATCGGTAATGCACCACTTGATTACGGTTCTGATACATCAAACGGAAACGAAACGGTTCAATTATCACAATCAAGTACAGGTGCCATGTACCAGCATCATTATTTAGCTTTCATTACTCATGATATGTCAGTAGATAGTGGACAAGGACGCTTTAATCCATCGGTTTATAGTGGTAAATACCATTTATCTCAAATTTATATTGTGCATCCAAATGACGGTTATGTTGGAAAGCTAGATGATGTTTATGCAGTTCATCCAAAGAATATCCAGCAAGCTGATGAGCTAGAAATTGAAAAAACAGTTGTAGATGAAGTACTTGGTCAAGGTGATGGCCACCGTAAAGTATTTCATTTAGAACATAAGCCAAAGGGCGAAACGTTACGATTGTTCATTTCATGTAAAGAAGTAGAAAAAACAGATTATGTATACAATGCAGAGGATAAGACCGTTACATTTAACGAAGCACCGGTTATTGGTTCTGAAATCACAGGCGCTTATGAAATGGCCCAATTATATCGTTATACATTACCGACAACGCCAGTTTGTCCTATGACACAAGCAAAAGCAACACCATTTAATCCAATTGGTTTAGCGATCTACAAAGAAGATATTTAAGCATAAGGGGGTAGCAGAAGAATGAGTGAAAAAGTTTATTCTATTGCTTCCCCTTCTATATGTACCAAAGAAAAAAGTCATGTTGTTGTCGTTGGTTCTGGACCTAATCAGAATGAAAAAGTTTATTCTTTCTCTATTACACCAGCGAATACAGAAAACAAAAATGATGTTGATTATCCAGTTTGCATTGCTCCTTATGCGAGATATAAGGCTGTTAAAGAAGATAACGCAGGAGTAACTGCCACTAAAGTAAGAGCAAAAGGGATTTTAACAGATGTTGTAGAGAATGCATTGCGACAAATTGAGGTAGAAGCCTACATTTCAAATGAAACTGATTCTGATTTAAATCGAAATATAAATGTGGCCAACATTGAAATGCAGCATTCGCAACGAATGGACAGGATTTCTGTTCAACTAATTTCTGCAGAAGAATCACCACAACACAGACGAATTTTCGATATAAACCATATCGAAGGGGTAGAGAGCGAAAAACCAAGCGAGATAGAAGCAATGGTACACGCTTCTGATGAAACAAATCTTATAACGAATGAGTATGAAGCTGCACCGATCATAAAGCAGGATTTACTACAATGTAAGTTACGTGAATTCGCTGCAGGTGTAGAAGTATTACCGGAATGGGTAAATGTTGCGCGTATTGTATATGGTGAAGGTTTTTATAATGATCTTATGGCTGATAGAGTTACAACAGATTATGAAGCTATATCAATGCAGAATGAAACGAGCGAGATTGTTACCAGGGAGCTAAAAGCTACACATGCAGAGGTTACTTTATCTACTGCAGTTCCAAATATATTACCTGTATCTATTGCCGAAAATGAAACTGGTGATATACAGCAAAAAGAAATACTTCTTCATGCTCCGGCACAATTCGAATTTGGTGCAAAAGAGCGAGAAGTTAAAGGGATTATAGAAGAATTTGATTTGTTCAATGGTATGGGTATACCGGTTTATCTTCCGGATTATGATTTATTTGCTCGTATGCAAAGAGACATTGAAACGTCTATCGCTAAACAATATGAGTTGAATCGTGTAGAAAAAATTGAAAATGTGGACCTGCTTCCTTATGAAGATATTGAAAGTGCGTATTTAATTCGTGACATAGATGTAGGTCAAATTAACCTGTATCACTCTATTCGAGCAAAGGAACTTGCTGCAAATGTTATCGCAAGTAACGACGTAAGCAAGAAAATAAATATATTTGATTCTGAAAGAAATGAATCTGCATCATTTACAAGAACAAAAGAACAGTATACGAATGTAGATATAACACACACATTTGAACGTATCGTAGAAACACTCGATTCCGTTTATGCCGATCAACAAGAATTCGCAAATAAAGAAAATGTATTTACTGCAGATGTAGAGGTAGGACAAGAAGTTGAAAATACTTCACGGGTATTATCTGTTAAAGACATTTCCGAAACTGACGATGCGAATAAATCGCAAAACATATTCGAGATACAGACAATTGTCACAGAAGAAGCAGAAAGGTTACATGAAATAAATGCCGGCATTACTGATGCAGATTATTCTCATCGTATCTTCAAAGAATTACAAGGCGTATCGCCAGACGTTACATTTGCAGAAGTGAAAAATGAGTTGCAAGCAACTGTAGTTGAACTGGAACAAGCTGATAAAGAAGATACTGCAGTACTTACACATGTTGATGAAATTTCTTCATTGGGATTAAAAGAACGCGTACTTATTACTGATGTAAATACTGATGAAGTTGCCAATAAAACCGAAAAAGAATTACAAGCTACCATAGAAGAGTTTGATTTATTTGAGGGCCTTGGTATTCCCGTATATCTTCCAGAATTCGATTTGTTTGGCCGTGTTCAAAAAGAACTAGAAACACGTATTGCCTTATTCAATGATTCATCTAAATCATTAAATGTGATGCCAATGAAGCTAGATAAAACAATTGAATCTGAAAAAGCAATGAAAGAACATACAACTGCAGTGATTGAAGAAGTGGCTTCTGACATTGTTCCAGTTACCTTAGATGCTGAACATATAACTTTAGACATTTCTTACAAACAAGATTCACAACAAGCCCTTATTACAGAGCAAGAAGCCTTTACCGGTATACGTGAATTTGAAGGCGGAATTATCTCTGATATAACACCGGCTGATAAAGAAGTTATAACAAGAGATACAAATGTAATTGAAACTGTAGATGCAGCAAGGGAATCTGAACGATATGCAATCGTTAGTGAAAACGAATTATTAGAGCGACAGACTAGCATAGAAGCTACAACTAATGAAGCAGATACATTTTATAGGGAACATGCATTAGAAAGCGTTACAGAGAAATATGAACGGTTTGAACGTACACCAGAAAGAGAATCAGTTCTAGAAGATAATGAGCTATTCAAAATGGAGAGAGTACTAGATACAGAAAAACCAGATGAATTAATAGTTATCGAAAAAGAAAATGATGATCCTAAGTTATGGCTGCGACATAGTCGTCAATCTTGGTGGACAAATTCAAATTGGAAGAAAACAAGATAAAGAGAAGGTGATGGTATGGCGTATATAGGACAAGTACTCAAAAATCCAGAAACCGGTTGGAGACGTTATGATGATGCCAATACCCTTATTACGTATGAAGGTGATTGGAGAATAGCTGAATCGTCTTACGCTGCTTATGGTAAATACCATCTTTGTGCTGGTAAATCAAAAATACGATTTTCATTTGTGGGTAGTAAACTTCGGATAATAGGTGGTACTCATAAGGGTTGGACTGGTACTGTTTATGTTGAGATAGATGGTGAAAATTGTGGTACTTATACCAACTATAACCCTGCTTCATATGGGGAATATTCTATTCTTTTATACGAAAAGAACGATCTAGAGTACAAAGTTCATAATGTTGTTTTGCATACAGATCAGATAAGCACTTTAGATGCTCTGGATTTTGGAGAACCAGGAGGGCTTGTTGTTCCTATCAAAGTCGGTGATGTATTAAAAGAACCTCAACTTGGTTGGACACGGTTTGATGATACAGATAGTAATTTTCATTATTCTGGAGCATGGGGCATATCTAAATCAGTTGAATACTATGGAGGTTCTATACACTTCTGCCCAGAAAATAACAAGCTGGCAACTGTAGAATTCAAATTCTATGGGAAAGCTTTGCGAATTATAGGTTTATTATCTTCTTCGTATGATGTAGGTCAAATTTCAATTGATGACATGCCATCCGAAAACATTATTTATACATATAATCCTTTAAAAACTCAGGCATTAGTTTATGAGAAAATGGATTTAAAAGAAAATTTTCATACAGTTAAACTATCTGGTCTTAGTATAAATTTTGACGCAATTGACATTCTAAAAGGAAAGTTAGTTCCTTTTAAACAAGAAAAAACAAAAGTATCCTTATACGAAAAAGAAAGCGGAAAAATATTTGTAGATGATTTTGATTCCGTAAATCCAAAATGGCTTATGTCACCATCAAATTCATTTAACGATGCTATAAAAAAAGGATTCTTACGTATGAATCATTCTGCAGATAAAGACGTTATGCTTTTAATCGATAAACCACAAAGTAACTTTGCAATCCAGGTTATTGCGGATTATGCTCCTACAAAAGAAGGAGACGAAGGCGGCTTACTGATCTATCAAAACGAAAAGAATAAAGTTGAGTTTCTTGAATCCTATTCTTCTAATAGTTCACAAAGCAATAAAGAGTGGATGGCAATATGTAAGGAAGATCAATGGGACTTTTATACAAAGACAGATACATTTTTTGATTATGCGGATAACGATTCATTGGCAGCAAAAAGAATTGGTGTTGTTTTAAAAAGAGGAACTGCAGAGGAATTTGTACCACTAGACATCAATAAAATTATTATGACAACAAGCAATATGTTACGTCTGCGCCAACTATATGAAAATTATAAGGTTGTATTAAAAGATACTGCAGATAATATCCTGTCTACTAACATTGTAGCTGTAGCTCATACAGGCATTGATATTCTACTTCCTTCTTTAGAGTTTGAGGGAATCATAGAAATATATGACGAGGAAAACGAACTGATAGCAAAGAAACAAGCTACCTTTTACGGTGGGGATATGTATTGCATGGGTTCATCCCTGCAAATCAAAATGAATAGCGAAGAATTAAATACAACGGATCCAACGAACTTAGGTTACATGGTGAATAATGAGCGTATTGTAAAAATGACAATCGTAAATGACAACATCGGTGCTGCTACAAATATAAAACTATCCATTCAACAGTACATGGAGAAAGTCGGTTACACCTGGGCGCTTATTTCGTTAGATGGGACAAGCTATTCAAATGAAATACAGATTGATTCAGTAACCGCACAAAGTACGCGTGATTTTTGGGTAAAGATTGTGAAGGATACAAATTTTCTAGCATTCGAACCAATTTATTTTAATATTCATCTAAAACATAATTGAGGTGAATACAATATGGGAACTGTAATGAAATTATATAGATATACATCCGAAAGCGAGATTACACCGTCAATCCTTATTGAAAGGAATATACAAATTACAATTGAACCAGGAAAAACTCTATATACTCCATTGGATGTAGGTTGTAACAAATACGATATTCGCACGATTCAAGTTACAAATGATTCAAATGTTGAAGCAATGTTATTTATGTACGATCAAAAAGAGAATGGGAATCAAGTCTATAAAAGCTTATCAGAAAAAAGAACATATGATATTTTGGCTATTCCTTGTGAGGATAAAGATCATACAAACAAGGTCCATCTTTATATAGAAAATAGGGGCGTGGCAACCTCTACTTTTAATGTTTCTATGAAAGCGATACGTTTAAGTTAAGGAGGAACATACAGAATGACAAATAAAATTTGTAAGTTACACAGACTAGAACGAAGAGAAGTCTTTATGAAGATTATCGATGAAATGAAAAAGGCTGGGTGGCAGCAATTAAATGCTGATGCGCCATCAAAAGATAAAATTTACGTCATGTACTCAAGTGGTAACGACGGTACCAAACATAATTACATAGAGTTACGTCCATTTGATACAAATGCAAAAAGTGAAGAAATTTTAAATAACGCCGCTTATACAGATTATGATATACGGATTCCTAAAAATTATATGACGGATGCCAGTTTCCGTTTAATTAATGGATACGACGAAGTAAAGGGTTTAGGGAAAGGAGGGACAACTGGCCCATTTTACTTACCTTTTCATCAAGGGAAAGTTAATGGTAACTATCTAGCAACTAATATATCTATTACTAAATTGATGGTAGATTTATATTTATATGTTGATAAAGACACTGTTATTTATTGCGTTTATGAAAATGATGATAACTATCCTGATCGAAAAAAGAAAACTGTAATAGGATTTTTTGGCCTTCCAAGTGAATGTTATCAGCAAGAAGTATTTTCACAGGATTATGGTTCATCACCATTTAGTGTAATGGAAAGTGCTGGTTCTAATTGGGGTAGCAACAATGCATTAACAACAGATAGATCCAAATTTAATTGGAAAGGAAATGGTACGAATGGGATTGTTAATAGGATTTCTTTGCCCATCCCCCGAAAAAGGGGAATAAGACAGAAATTACCAATCAATAGACAATCCACGTAACAAAAAGGTAGCATTTTTATATTGTGACAAATTATTTTTGGTACAGTATTTTGTTACGGCTAATTCAACAGTTAAGATATTTCATATTTTCAAATAGAAACTGTAACAAAAACGAACATTTGTGTTACAAATCGAACAACTAAGGCTGAATCCTAAATTAGCTTACAACTGATGTGGAATATTTTGTATTAATCCCCCTTTTCGGGGGATGGGCAAAAACACCCTAATACTTTCTATTGGGAGAAAGTTTTTTTAAGATCTCCAACTCCAGAAGGTAATATGATATTTACACCACTTTACATGGGGGATGGCACAGATGGATTAAGAGCAAAGTTTGATGGTTTTTACATATATAGGGGTTCAAATTATGTAACTGGTGACATCGTTGAAATTACTCAAGGTGAAGAAGTACAAAAGTATAAAGTATTTAACACTTATTACTCTGGTGTATGGGGTTCATTTAGTGATTACCAAATTGCTTTACGAATAGAATAAGGCTGGTGATTTCATGACGATAAAGGCTATAATATTTCAACCAGAAAACCACTATCAAACAGCAACACGTAAAATACAAACGTATAAAGGAACAAAACTAGAAATCAGTAATATGTATCTTACGGGAGTTAGACAAACCGCTATACGGAAGGGTGTTATGTTTAACTTTTCCCAAAACGAAAATCAAACTACTGAAAAAGCAGTAATGAAACCACCACGTACTGAACCACTAGAATACGCATGGAAGAAAATGAACATATAACTTTATTGAAATTGAGCGTGCTGCAGCAGGCTTTTTTATTTTGGTCAAAATTTGAAAGGAGGTGAGAACTTGGAAAGAATTCACGAACTCATCAAGGCATTGAATATAAGCGATGTTATTACAAGTACTCAATTTAAAGTAGGTGGTGCTATCGGTGGTGGATTAGGAACAATAATTAATTTACTCTACGGCAAAGCTAATTTAATTTGGATATCAATTTATTGCTGGATTATCATGCTCGACTGGATTACGGGTAGTAAAGCTTCAAAGCTAGACGGAACATACTCATCGCAATATGGAATTGAGGGCATCACGAGAACCGTGGTGCTTTTATCATTACCAGCCCTTGCACATTTATTTGATATTGCTCTTAAACTACCTGATTTCTTTTTCTTCATGGTAGTCGGTGGATTGAGTTATCACATTTTTAATAGTTTCGCAGCAAACTGTGCGCGAATTGGCTGGGAAAAATGGATTCCTGCATGGTTATTAGAAAGTGTAGCATCCGAAATTCAAGCAAAGATTCAAAGAAGCGATGCACGAAAAGAAAAACATACTACCAAATAAAAAATACACGCCTTACATAAGGAGAGCATTGTCAAAAGACAGTGCTCTTTTTGTTTGGCAAAAAGGGGAAACACACAATGAAAAAACCAATTAAACTATTTAGCTCATTATTTATGACTCTATTACTCTTATTTTCGTTTGCTACGGCTTCTTTTGCCGATAGAGTACTAATTATCCAAGACTTACCGAAACAAGCATATCGCTACGGTGTGGGCGCTTATGAGGGCGTTGTTGCACATAGTACTGCAACACCAGAAGCACCAGCAATTAACATTCGAAATTATGAAGCTAGAACATGGAGAAATGCATTTGTACATTATGCTGTAGATTGGAACGAAACAGTCCAAATTGCTGATACAAAATATGTTGCTTATGGTGCTGGACCATCCGCAAATAAAAGATTTGTTCACGTAGAACTTTCTGAAACTAGCAACCCAGATAAATTTAAATCTTCTTACGAGCGTTATGTAAAACTATTAGCTAAGATTTTAAAAGATAGAGGAATTCATCCAAGCAAAGGTTTATGGACACATAAAGATATTACTTACAAATTAGGTGGAACTGACCACGAAGATCCGATTGATTACCTTCGCAGTCATGGTGTGTCAGAATCACAATTCAGAGCGGACGTACAAAAGGCGTATGAAGGCACAACAGTTACAGTTAAACCAAAACCACAAGAACCATCTCAAAACGTTGTAGGAGAAACAGGAGTAGCTTATATTGAAGGATTTAACGTAAACCTAAGAAGTGGACCATCAACAAATTATGGTGTTATCCGTCAATTAAATAAAGGAGAAGCATATCAAGTATGGGGAAAACAAGGTGATTGGTTAAATCTTGGCGGTAACCAATGGATTTATAACAACCCATCTTATATTAAATATCAAGGGGAACAAACTACTACTTCAAGTTCTGTAGTAGGAAAACGTGTTGTTTCTAAAGTGGACGACCTTCGTTTCTATGATTCTGCTTCTTGGTCTGATAAAGATGTAGCAGGAACGGTAGATGAAGGACTTGGATTTACGATTGATGCTAAAGTATCCGTTAATGGTTCACCACAATACAAAGTACACAACAGTAAAGGCGTAACATACTATATAACTGCAAATGAAGCCTATGTGTATGTGAAGTAGAGAAAAGGGTATGCCCAAGTTTGGGCATACCCTTTTTTTGTTTATTTTACGTAAAAAAATGGAGTTTTTTCTATAATTTAGTCTATATTTATTTGACGTGAGTCAAATAAAATGCTATAATAAGAGTATAAAGAAAAGAGTCGCTCCCGCCAAGAAAACGACTCTGAGTAAGACACCGCAAGAGAGGGAAACCTCTCTTGTACCTAAGATTATATCACATGACACTATATATTATGAAAAAAGTCATTTTTAGCAACATACCAATTCTTGTGATTTTAGGATACATCTTGTATCAAATTGATTACAACAATTTACAAACATTAGATTACATCTACATCGTACTGTGTATACTTGCATTTGTAATGATGGTGTTTAATTTAGTAACTACCTATATCAAGGAAAAGCAGGAGAAAAAGAATGTATAAATTCGAAACCAAAGACGAATTAATTCGTTTTATTCAAGATGAAATCGTAAATACTTCGGAAGCATTAGACATTTTAGGTTGTTCACGCCAAAACTTAAATGTAATGGTTCAGAAGGAAAAAGTGAAACCAATTAAAGAGATGTCACGAGACCGATTGTATTTCAAAGAAGATATTCTAAAAAGCAAAGAACAAATGAGAAAGTAACCCTGGATCTAAAAGGGTTACTTTTTTTATAGATTTTTTGTTAGGACGACCTAACAAAATAAAGAAACGAATTATGAGCATTATGGATAGTTAAAGTTGTACGCTGAAGTTGGGATGCAGGCTTATGTGCTTCCTACTCAAATGTACCTTATATATAAAGGATTTTGGCACTTTTAAATTTGTTAGGTCGGCATGGCATTCTTTCCCTAACAAACTTAAACAATGGAAATCTGTCCTCAAACCCAAAACAATAATGTGCTCATCATAGATATGCAGAACAAAAAATATCCGTTTTTTGGAACCCTTTTCTATAATTCTTATTACATACTAAAAGGAATCTTATTTTCAAAACAGAATAGTTATATTTTAAAATTACTTTTGTATTTTTTAGAGGAGGTGAATTAATGTTAAAATTTATTTGGGCAATTGCATTCGCTCTAATTATATTCTTTTTAGTACGCGGTACGTTTATACCATATATAGCTTCTAATGAAAATATTGTAGCTTTATTTGTAATTTTCACTGTAGTTATTATTAATTCATGGATCATTGACTTAATAAATCGTTTATATAAAAAAAGAGCCGAACTAGATAAATAATCTAGTTCGGTTCTTTTTTTATTTTGTATATTTCATAACTTTTGTATCAGTATATACTTTCTTACCGTTTTTAATTGTATCCGTTACTGTTTTTACATAATGGTTAACGGCATCGATATCTCTATATGCTTCAGTGTGATAATACGTAATAGAAGGTTGATTAAAATACATTAATCCGCTTGCAACTACTTGTGCTGTAACCTGTACTGGTTTCCAAGGAATATAAGAAGATAATCCATTTACTAAAATAAGTCCTACATTATAACTGTCTTTATTAATTCTATTGCTTGAATCTTTACTACTAGCGTGTTTCCAATTGAAACTACCATCAGCAATAATTACTCCCTGCGTATTACTTGTACGAGTTTCAGTGCCTGAAACCTCTCTATTAATAACGTTTTCATTTTCATCAAATTTTAATGTTTCGCTGTATAACACTTCAAAGTCTGCATTTGAAGTATCCAAAGGTGATGTTACACCTGCAAATTTTGCTGATGAATTAGCAGCTTCAGGTGCTGTAGGCGAATCTGCATATACATTACCTGCGCCCCATCCAGTACTCACTAACATGCCACCAACTAGTAACATTGGGATTGTCTTTTTCTTTAATAAGTTTTTATAACCCATAATAACATCTCCATTCTTTTAAAAATTTATGCTAATTTACCGGTATTCACTAGCACAATTCCGATAATAGGCTATAAAATTCTAAAAATAAATAATATTCAGATTAAAAATTCTACAAAACAATTCGACAAACCCTCTTAAAACTATGTCATTACTGGATTTATAGCGATTTTTATATAAAGAATTTCATCTTTACAATCTAACGATTTACCGATAACCATACGTCAATTGATAAAATAAAAACTAAATATTCTGAATTATATTTATAAAATCATTTTTTACAACTTATTACAATTAAACTTTGTTATGATTGTTTTTATATAAACTAAATAAAGGAGATTGCGATATGATAATTCTGAATAATGAAAAAGTTACCAAACTATTAAATGAATGGTATAAAGTTATTCTATCTAAGCAAATAACAAAAGCGACAAGAATGAAAGAAGAAGTTGATGAAAAGATTAGTGTCTTAATGGTCGAACAAAACCGAGATCTACAAGATCAAAATCTCTTATTGTATTATTCTCTATTAGATTATAGTTATAAAGTGTTAATAAATAAATCATATGTAACTCGTAGTGATTTTGATGCAGTTGAAAAACTTACAACAAAAACTATAGATGAGTATTTAAAATACTACTACCATTTCTATAAAGCTGTGCATAACACCATGATTGCTAACTATATGGAGGCTATGGAGCAATTTGAAGAAGCTGAACGACTTTTAGAGTATATTCCTAATGAAATTGAAAAAGCTGAATTTAATTATAAACTTGGTGAACTATATTACCATCTTCAACAACCTTTATTAACAATTAAGCATGTAATGAAAGCAAAAGACATATACAAAAAGTATGAAGATTATATAATAAATCAAATTGAATGCGATACAATCCTGGGATTAGCAAGTGTCACTTTAAGTCAGTTTGAACAAGGGGAAGAACTTTTTGTTAAGTGTTTGGATATGGCTAAAAAACATAACTGCACTCGACTAATTACCTTAATTCAGTACAACTTGGGTTTCCTTTATGCAAAACAAGGTATATCCGCAACTGCAATTCGACATTTAATGGATGTATATAAATCTGAAAAACCATATCATAAAACTGTATTCTTACTGGCTCGAGAACATTTCAAAGTAAATGAAATTGAAAAAGCACAAGAATTTTTGACTCAAGGCTTTGAATTAGCTGACGTTGAATATACACATCATTTACGAATACTTCGAGCACAATACGATGAAAATTATAAGCAAAATCTAGAAACAACGATTGCAGATGGACTAGATTACTTCAAATCCCAAAAACTTTATGGATTTATGGAAGAGTACTCTGGAATTTTAGCGAAAAAACTTTATCAAGAAGGTAATCATGAGAAGGCTAGCCAATATTTTAATATATCTTATGATGCTAAAGAATTACTTCAGAAGGGAAGTGCGTTAAAATGAAAAAAGTACTAATGGGATTTGTTAGTTTTGCTGCTGTTTTAACTATTGGAAGTTTTGCAGAATCTAATACATCACAAGCTGATCATGGTAGACCGCCTGCACCGCAACGACCAGATTATGTTTCTAGTTATGAAAATAAGGCACATGGAAATACTGGAGTGGTTGCTCTTGACCACGGAAGACCACCTGCACCAGCATACGAATACGTTGATGTTTATACTGATCACGGAGAACATATTTAAATACCTAAAAAAGAGGGCGCTGTGAGCGTCCTCTTTTTTGTAATATCATACATTATGACCATATTAATTTAGAAATAACATAAGTAGCAGCAGGAAGAAAAAACATAAGCGATAGCGTTCCATAGTACCAAATACGGTCTGATTTACATTCTTCAATACCAAACCACTCATTTAATCCCTGGTACTTTTTCGTAAAGAATGAGCGGATTGTTCCGAACAGTTCTTTTTTTTCACTTGTTTGTGGTAGAATAGGCTGACTAGTAGTTAATTTGAACAGGGTATTTGACATTGTTAAATCATCCTTTCAGATTTTCAAAGTGTAGAGAACGCTCTTTCGTGCCGGCAAGCTGTAAAGAGCGTTCTCTTTTTATTTAATTAGAAATCCATTTCTTCTTTATCAGATTCATCAATTCCGCCTTCAATTACCTCGGCTTCTACAATTGTTCCTTCTGATAAAATCGATTCGTTACTTTTTGTTTCTTCTTGTTTTTTTGCTTCTGGTTTCACAACAATAGAACCATTCTTCATTTCCTCTAAGGTAGATTCTATACTGTTTAACTTGTCCATTAGCATACGGATAAGCTGCTGATCTCTGTTTTGATTCTGGACTAAATCAACCACATATTCAGTTAAATTACGTTTGGAAGACTTTTCATCCAGAATCTCATAAACATCATCGGGCATATTCTTGCAGATTAACTGCATCTTTTTGCGTTTTTCCATCTAAAACACACCTTATGCTTCTACTTTTTTTGTTTCATCAATACTGCGTAACTCCAAAGCATTTAAATTGATTGTACGAGCTGTTGGAGCGAAGACTTCGTTATCTTCTTCCTCAATAATGTCATTTAAGAAGAAATGATTATTTTGAGCAGCTTCTTCACTCATATGTTTTAATAAGTTTTCTTTGATGTAAGGCTCTAAAATAGGTGCTTCGCCACCGAAGTAAACGAATTTCAACACTTCATCGCTAGAAGTTGGGATAAATTCATTTAATACTTGCGTTACAAGCAATCCAGCATACTCATTTAACATTTCTGTAATTTGAGCTGTTAAATCAATTTCTACACCAGTGTTTTCATTTTTTAGTTTGTATGTCTTTTTGTTGTAATGCTTCACAATGAAGTTTTCAAATGAACGCAGGCTACTAAATTGCTCCAATAACTTCTCTGTACGGAACTCTTCAATATGTCCTAAATATGGCTTAATATCAATTACCTTAAATGAATCACGACTTGTTGGAGTTGTTAACCCAACACCTAATCCCACTGCATCCGTTGAACCACCACCGATATCAACTAATACTACTTTTGAATTTTCGAATTGAACTGCAGATTTACGTTTTTCAATAGCAATTGCCTTTGCGTTATCATCTTTTTTAACCATTCTATATTTAATAGAATGACGAGCAATTTCTGATTCAATTCTGCATTTCGCTTGTTTAACGTTAATTTTTAATGTGCGTTCCATTCCTGGTGTATGTACTGTTACAACGTGTTCTTTTAAGAAACGGTCCGCCATTTTATTTTGAGCAACACTGAATTTAGACTCTCGTTTTAATAGCCAAATTGGTAGCATCATGCTCATGTAATCAATTTCAATCTCGTTACTATCCTTATTTCCTTTTAACGCGTGAAAATAAGCCACGGCACTTAAAAATGATACATAAGGGATTGGGCTTTTGATTTTGTCATGCATACGTTTCACGTGTACGTTTGATATTGTTTGTGAAACTGCTGCTTCACCTACTAGGAAATACTGTTCTTCTCCATCAATCGTTGTAGAAATAAGCATTTTCTTTAAAAGGTCTTTAGGTTCTTTAACAGAATCTACAAAATATGTTTCCGCTTTTTGTTTACTAATAGGTGCAACGTTTGTCGGCATCTCAAAATAGTAACCATTCACCATGAAATTATTGTTACTATTACCAAAGTCGCCATTAAATCTTGAGATATTCATATTTTTATCTTCCTCCTTACAATAAGTGGTGTTTAACCACTACTTATAATTTAATTCTACCATAGTTTACTAGAAATTCAATAGCAATCATTCGACAAACACCACTTAAACACCACTAATCTATGAAATTCACGATGCAAGCACCCCTTAAACACCACTAGACTCTAAAAAAACAAAAAAAGAAGTAGTAGCAGGGCTACTTTAGCCAAAACTGCCACCACTTCTTTTTTTCCTGTGCAGCAGCTAATAGCTTCTTCGTCTCTTGTTGTTCGCGAATCGTCTTCATGAGTAGTTCATCATGGCTATTTAAACGTTCACCAAGACGTTCCTCTGCTGATTGCACCGCTTCTTTCATATGCTGCTGTATTTCTTCTTTAAGTTCTTGTTTAATCTCTTCTCTAAGCTCTGCTTTTAATTCGTCTTTCCAATCATTAAATGCCAGCTTTTTCAGTTCCTCTAAGGCCTTCTCACGGTCATTATCTCTAATAAGAGGTGCAGGAACAGTCCCCGTTCCACCGTTCCTATCTTCTAAACTGTATTCTTCTGCTATAACTTTAGCGGCAGTGGAACGTGTCGTTCCGCTGTTCCCGATTAGAGATTGAAACTTTCGCAAAGCTAATAGATCATGTTCGGTGAAGGCCCGATTTTCTCTGTTCTTACCGTCTTTAACTTTGATGAATTTATATCCGTTCTTCTCTAACTCTAAACACCATTTGCGCAAATAGCTATCACTTATACCAAGAGTTTCAGCAACTTCCTTTGTCCAATAGGATTTTTCTAATGAGTCACGAATCCCGTTCCACTGTTCTGTATCCATTACAATGTAATCCTCCTTCCGTTCCTAATCCAAAATTCTCCCTAAGAACGGTCAATCCTCCCTATGAAACTAAATTAATAAAATACAGTACGTGAAATTTCTCATTATAAAATATATATTTCTCTCCGATTAAAAAAATGGTAGAATATAGATACCCAGAAAGTTCTATGTAGTTTGTGAACGGAAGACCATCGATAAGTTGTGGTCTTCTTTTTTATATTAGTGAGCTTGTACAAGTATGATAGAAATGAATTATATAGAAAGTATCATCTTAGTGAACAAAAAGAAAAGACGCCTTCATTATGAATGCGTCTTTTCTTCAGCTTAATATTTCTTTAAATAATAGAGATACCGTCTAATGTATTATATCACAAGTTAATATCGCTCAAAATTTATAAATCCGTATAAATAAGTATAAATTGAATCAATAGATACCTTTTTTATTTATCTCCGAAAGGCTAATGGATCTTCACGGAATTTTTTATAAGTCTTAGCAGCCTTTTCTAATGTTTTATAGTTAAACTGAATTGCATGCATGTACAACATATCAATTTCAAGTCTCAAAACTAAATAAATATCATGCTCATTTTCATCTTTAAATAAAATTAATAGATTTTCTAGTGGCTCAGGGTATTTAAGTAGGTGTACTGATACTTTGCTTAATAATTCTTTAGCTTCCTTTTTAATCGCCGTTCTTCTCGCATCTTCATTCTCAATATCCCGTAATTTTAAGATCACTTTTCTAACATAATCTTCTTTTTTTAGCACATCAATTTTATTATAATACGGTGCTTTATTAAATCCTTTAGCTAAAAACATTGCACGAACCTCCTGAAGTGATTTTATACCATCGTGTATAGTTTTCTATTCTCTATTAGTGGGAAGGTAAGAGAGGGCTTGTAAGTCATTTATAATTACCCCTCAACCTCACATCCTATTATACTTACATTGGTAATCTATCAAAGATTTCCGTCATAGTCTCCAGAAATTTCGACTTCTGCATCCTGTAGCGCTTCATCTTGCTCTGGATCTTCAGAATCAACATATTTTCTACATTTAGCATAGAGCCATATGTTCATTGGTCGGTTATTGACAATTTCGACTTCATCAAAATCAAAATCAGCATTTCTTAGCAAGTAGTCCTCAATAATTTCTTGTAAATCTTCCTCATTGATTTCTAATTTTCTTTCTAAAAATCCTTCATCACTATAGTATTTGTTTGGAAATACGTTGCGCATTGTCTTAAGGTCCACCCTTCATTTCTGAATTTTTATTTTGGGTATCTTTGCCCATTCCTTTCAAAAAGTACACTTTTTGAGGGATGAGAAAAAACACCAAACTAGCGGATCAAATTTATTTGTTGTTCTAAGTGTACAAAACCCGCGTTATGTTAGTGCTCCTCCCATGCTGTTAAAACTCTTACTTTAAGCTAACTTAATTAAAAACATATACACACCAACCTACAAATATACACGCTGCAGCTATACCAAAAAATTGTCGAGTGAAATATCCATCAAAATATCTACATACAATTATTGCTAGTATTGCGATGAGAATTATTGGAAGACCAAAATATAATGCGAGCTGCCCTCCTAATTTACTCATACTTTGATTAATAAGTTCATTGCTAAATGACATATGTTAATTCCTCTCTGTATGTTCAGCTAGTTTGAATTTTTCTAATGTCGAATCTGCCTTTAAATCTTCTTTATTTACTTTCCTGTTTCCACTTATCAGAGATGAAATCTAACACTTCTTCTTTAGACATGTCACCATCAGTGTAGAAATAAACGATATCCCCTGCGTTCTCTCCGATTAATTGATCAATAAATTTCTCCAAAGAATCCATCGCTTCTGGAATATCAAATTCCACACCTAAGTTAGCGAAAGTTATATAGGTTTCTTGTCTTTCTTTCTCTATATCCAATAAAACAGAAATTACTTTTAATGTTTCATCTGGTGATATAACCCAAGAAAGTTCGGGTTTAATTTTTAAAAGACGGTTTGTAAATTCTTCTTTACTTTCAGTTCCGAATCGAAAGTGTTGTATATTCTCGAAATAAACATCTTTAAACACATTTTCAAGTAAAATGTTTGTTGCATCCTCAAAATCTAGCATAGAAAATAATTCGAAAATAGAATCTAATCCTGCTTCTTCAAGTGGATTTAGTGATTTAGAGATTCTTTTTTCTAATTCGATTAAGGATACTACTACATCTACTTTTCTCATAAATACCCCTCCTATAATTGTTTTATTGATCTAACCAGTTAAAGAATAAAACATTACCTTTAAATTCATCTTTATTTTTACGTATAAATGTCTTTGCTGTTTCTACAGTGTTTTCTCTTTCGATAACCATAGCAAGACGACCAGCGTAAAAAATAGTAGGTTTCTGAACTGGATTTGATGTTTGACTACGTTCCTCAACTGTTTTTAGAAATTCATCAATAGACTTGTCTACTTGTTTCATGGTACCTATACGTACATTTTTTTCTTGTAATGTCTTTAATACATCAAAAAATTGTTGTTTATTCTTAAATATCTTTCTGTCTCTTAATCTTTCAATAACAGATTTGTAGAATAGATTAGACATTTGATTGATGTATTCTTCTTCCTCTTCATTTTCTAAATTCAATTCCTCTACTATATTAAGTAAATTATCTGTATTAGAAGAAGAGGAATTAATTATCTGTTCTTTTTTATTATCTTGTTTTTTTATTAATTTATCTTTTTTATCTTTTTTCTTATTAGTACCCGATTTTTCCGTACTCGGTTTTTCCGAGCTCGGTTTTTCCGTACCCGGATTTTTAGGGGATGGTTTTGGTTTTTCATCCATACCCGGATTTTTAGGGGATGGTTCTTCTGTATTTTCTTTTGGTATTACAACAGATTCGATGTAATAAAGGTTTCTTGAGAATTGCCCTTTTTCATTTTTTTGCTTTTCTATGTTGATGTAACCTTTAGTGATTAGTTGTTTACGATATTTATAATAAGTATCTTCGCTCATTCCTAAATCTGTACATTGGATATCTACACTTGGAAATGCTGTGCGTTCTTCATTTGTATTACCCCAAGCGTAACTACATAAGTAAGCGTATATTAATTTTGCATTCTTATGTAATGAACGATCTCGCATGACATGCTGTGCTAATAAACCAAATCCTTTTTCGTAAACTGTTCCTCTCATTTGTATAACTGAATCCAACATAAAAAATCCTCCAATTTTTTTACCCCGACCAAAAAATGGGTGCAAGAAATTAGAGGATTGTAGTTCACATTTTTTAAAGTATATGCTATCATAGACGTAGCGATACACATTAAAATATGTTAATACAAACCTCGCGTTTCGATTTTCAAAAGTTTTATGTAGGCGACCAACCACGGAAACCTTTGAAAATGCTGTCGGGGTTTTTTGTTTTTTTATTTATATAAAATATTTATTTTTAAAATTTACATTTGCAATTTATGTATCTACTTCTTTATGATAGCAGAGATTTGTTAAAAAAAGAAGAGCAAAAGAGAAGACCGTCGTTTGATGGTCTTTTTTGTTATACTAAAACAAAAAGGGGGATGTAATATATGCATATTTTTTTTGACAGTATTCTAATGTATTTAGAACACTATAATATTCCGTGTACATTTGTATTGAGTAATGGAAAATCAGTAAAGGGAAAAATAGTGGGTAGAGAACAATATATGATTTATGTTGAAACAGATGAGAAACAGCACTTTCTATTTAAATCTAATATTATGGACATCATTCCAAGTGAGAAGTTAGATCTACAAAAGGTAAAGGAATCAGTAAAAAATCATATATCAAAGAAAAAAGAGTCTGTTGTGAAGTAATACATAGAAAAAATAAGTTTTTTAGGGGTAGTTACATTTAATATGATAAACTATATGTAACTGTATATTGTGAGGGCGGGAGGTTGCTATCCTTTCTCTGATTTTAGAGAGAAGGGAGGTGACCGAATGGATTCTTTATTTAATTTATTGTATGACGCTGCTAAGGTATTCCTTACAGTGTTTGCAACAGCTTATGCGAATGAGCTTGCAAAAAAGATTAGCAATAAAAGAAATAAAAATACCGCCCCAAATGCCGGCAAGCGTAAGGGCGGTACTAAACGAAAATAACTATTAGCAACCGACCACCTTGCGGTATCAGTTACTGGAAGAGATGTTAGCGCATCTCTTCTTTTATTTTATGCAATTCAGTTAGGAGTCATACTCTAGTCATATCATAACAAATAATCAGAAAAAAGAAAAGACACTCAAATGAGTGCCGTTCTTTGACTTGAAAACCACTTTAATTTTAATAATATGTATATGGACTTCCATCCAAATGCAAGTTTATCATACATTTTAAAAGATTGGAAGCGCATTCTTTAACCTAGTTAGTTATTTTTTTATAACTTACTGTTATCGCTGTATAATAAGAGTGCTTTTACATTTACGGCAAGTAAGTTTCTTCTCTTTATGAATTAATAAATTTTCATAATCACATTCAGGACATGTAGTTGCATGTGGAGTTTTGATATTTTTATAGCATAAGAAAGAGATAACTGCCAAGATTAAAGCAGGAATAACAAGCATCATAATTAAGAATAGGGCTGCGCAAATACCTGTAATTATGGAAAGTGGTTTCATTAATTTTCTAGCAACAGAGTTTGTATTGTTATCTTTTAAACGGAAAGGAGTCACTTTGAAAGTCTTATATTCTTTTTTAATAGGAGAAGATTGAGTTTTTGTGTGCGACTGATTATTTGGTGTAGTAGTTGTAATGTTTTGAGTTGCTAAAACTGCTGCGCTTTTTCTTTGTTTAGACCCTTTCTTTTTTCCAATGTGTTGTTCGTATGAGATTCCAGTCCCAGGTATAGAAGTAGTAATTCTTGATCCAGACGGTCCAGTACTTATACGTGCCCCTTTAACACCTGCACTTACTCCAACCCCCTTATGAGTAACGTTTACTTTTACGCCAGGCGCAACTTTAATACTTTTACGAAATTTAAATCCCATAATATCGCTCCTTAATATTTTTTATATTTATATATTACAACTTTTAATATGAGTTTCCAAAAAATAAAAAGACAGCTAAGTAGCTGTCTTGATTAAAATGTAAAATTATGAATATTTTACCTCTAGATTCAGAATATTTTTCCATGTAGAATAATACTAAATATCGATGGGTAGTAACTACATCTTTTTATCTTTATCTAAGAATCTAGCGTAAGGAAGTAATTTTTTGCAAAAGTCTTCTCTTTGTTCCTCGTTCATAGAAGCAATAATTTGTTGAATTTCAATGAGTGTATTCTCAACTATTTTTGTATTATGTTTTATATTTCTGTTTAAAAGAACATCAACAGGTACGTTAAAATAAGAGGCGATACGATCTAGAGTTTCTAAATCTGGTTCGAAACCATTTTCGTAGTTTTTAATTTGACCGCGGCTTAAATTAAGTTTACTTGCTAATTCTTCTTGTGTTAACCCGTATGAATTCCGTAATTTTTTTAGCATTTTATTAAATTCTCTCATGGAAAAAAGTATAAATCTAATAATTAATTTATACTACAAATGGCTATAAAATAGACGTATAATGACATATGTCTATAAAGGTATCTAAAAATAAGAACTTACGTTCTATTTTTATGGTATAATATAAATATAGCGCTTTAAATATGCAATAATGCATAAGAGGTCAGATAATCAGAAAGCAATCGTGTTTTGTATGGTAATATATTGAAGAGGTCAAACTTTCTCAAGATTTTAAAATAACGATTAATCTGAATGTTAAGAAATAAAACTAAATAAAACGCGGACAAAAAAAGACTCACAGCGTGTGTAATTAGTGCGGTCACACAATTACAACGTCTTCCCTAATGCGCTAGGGAGAACACTTACTGCAAGTCCAACAACTAGTATAACACAACTTTTGAATGTAGTGACGCGTTTTCCGAAATTATGGTAAAAGGGTACGTGTCTTTGTTCCGAAAAAAGGGGACAAATAAAAATGAAGAAATTATTACAATGTCTTTTAAATGATTTAACTTTAGCTGGGATTAGTAAAAATAAGTTAGCTTTAACTTTGGGGATTTCCCCAAGTGGTGTAACAGCCGTATTTAAAGGAGAAAGACAAATGCGCTTTTCATATTTGTTAAAATCTTTGGCTTTACTTAATAAGGGAATTAAAACAGAAAGTAAATATATTTCAAGGTATGTACTTGAGGCTAAACCTAAAAATAGAAGAGAAATTATGGAGTACCTATCATTAAGAGGCGATTTTAATACATTAAAATTTGTTATTGAAAAAGAATGTATTGTAGAAAAAGGAAAGAAGTATACGAATGCACTCAATGAAGAATGGGCAGAAGTGTATCGCTGGATCTATCAAAGATATACACAGGAAAATATTAACTTGTTAGAATTTTATAATTCATTGCGAGAGGTAAATAAAACAACAAAAAGTACAGAAATGAAATGGCTGATAGAGCTGTTGTTATGCCAATTGTTATATCAAATGGGAGACCATAAATTAGCATCGGAAAAAATGCATGAAATTAGCGATGGACTAAATGAAATCCCAAATAACTTTATTGAAAGTACATTTGATTTAAGATTTAAGGAAGCGCAAGCAGTTATGTATATAAGAGCTGGTAAAATCACAGAAGCACGACTTATTTGTGATCAAATTCTAAATGTATGTGAACTTAATCCATTCTATATATTGCCACGTGCAATGGCTTATTTTAAGAAGGGCGAGACATACCTGTTTACAAATTACGAAAAGGCTAAATATTACTTAATAAAGGCCTATGAAACTTTGGAAGAGATTGAAGATTTTGAAGGTGTCAAAGAAAAACGTAATATGTTCCAATTTAACTTATCTTTTTTAAAGATTATACACATGAAAGAGATTGATACCATTGTTGTAATCCACGATGCAGAGCGTGCTTTGTTAGAAATTAGATTGGGGAATAATAAAGTCGGTGAAGAAATTTTAATGGGTATTAAAGAAAAAAATGGTAAGCTCACTGATATACAATATGTCTATCTGGCACTAGCAAGGAATGACGAATCCATGATGAGAAGAGCATATGAACGCCTTCTTCAAAATAATGATGAATTTTATGCCCAGCAATTAGCAAAAATGCTCTTGGGTATTGTTTGAATAAATGGTATAATTAACTTATCAGTCATGAGGCAGGTGGAAACATATGAAAAAAATCTTAGCTATTATTCCAGTACTAGCAATTCTAGGCGGTTTCTTATTAAATTCTGCTACGGACACAAAAGAAGTAAAGCAAGAAGCAAAGGCGCCAGTAGTTATGTATAGTAACGATCCAGGCGGATGGTAAAAAGTTAGTAACTATATTAAAGTTAGTTGATGATGCGATCGTCTTTTATTAGACGGTCGCATTTGTGCGTTAAAAAAGGTTTCTGTTTTCTTTAAACTGTGATAAAAGCAGAATAAATTACATTTACTTACAAAAAATACAAAGGGTATTCTAGGGGGATATAGAAATGCATGCAGTATTAACTAAGGAAACGTTAGTGAATAAACAAGAACAATTAGAATCTAAACTTTGGGAATTGCTATTACTAGGGGAAAATAATGCAAATGCAAAAGGAAGTATTGAAAATATTAAGGAATCACTTGCAATTAATAAAAAAAATGATTGATAGCAACGTGCTACCAATCATTTTTTGTTTGCATCTATAAAGGAATTGATCATTTTTAAATACATTTCTTGTTCAGCTTCTGGAAGTTCTTTTAGTTTGTTATATATTTCATCGAAATCTTTTTTTAAGCGGTTATTTTGTTCACTGTTAAGATTAGGATCGTCGGAAAAGCCTAGAAGGTAATCTGCAGTACAACCAAAAACTTTTGCAAATTTAGATACAGATCTTTCACCACGATCACGCTTATTATTTTCAATTTCAGATATAGTAGGTTTCTTTAGCCCAACCGCTGCTCCAAGTTCATCTTGTGTCCATCCCTTCATTTTTCGTAAAGCTTTAACCCTTTCTCCACGCATAACCATTTCACCCTTTTATATAAATTCAAATAGATAACTTTCTTATAAATTAGTAAACAACTTTATTAATCACATTTTATTATAAAAGTTTAGTTTTAGCAAACTTTTGTAATAATTTACCTGTTCGCGAAAAATAAAAACAAAAAAGTTAAACAAAAAAGTTCACATTTTACAAACTTTCTGCTAAGATAGATTTTGTAAGAGATAAGCGAGGTGAAATGATTATGAAATTTGACAACGCTAAATTGTCATCTTTGCTTAGGAATAAAAACATGAAACAAATAGAATTCGCACAAGCGATAAATCGTGCTCCCTCAACGGTTTCTTTATATGTAAGTGGTAAAGGAGAGCCTGGTAGAAAAGCACTGATTGCGATGTCAGAAGTTTTTGATTTACCAATGCAAGAATTAATGAAACAAGAAGAATGATCTTATAACAAGTTAGCGAAAATCGAACTTTATCGATTTATTTTTTTGGAGTAAAAGTTCGCATTTTACAAACTTTCGACATTTGGAGGTTAATACAATGAGTCAATTGTTGGTTGCACAAAAATCAGTTAATCACCTGGTTTTTGTGGAGGGAAATACAGTTGTTACTGATAGTCTCACAATTGCAAAGGTTTTTGATAAACGTCATGCTGATGTAATTTAGTTAAAAAAACAACAAATAGAAATGGGAGGTTTTAAAAGTGAATATTGATTTAAATAGTTTAGCAGATGGTGCAGTAGCAGAGAAAGTTGATGCAGAGTTTCAACGTGTATTAAAAAATATGGCGGATCCAAATACAGATCCTACAAAGCCAAGGTCAATTACTTTGACGCTTACTTTTAAGGGTAATAAAAAGCGTGAAATTTGGGATTGCACTTCTAAAGTCTCATCGAAACTTGTACCTGCAAAAGAAGTTGAATCTACTTTCATAGTTGGTAGAGGTAACGGTGGCGATGTTGTTGGAAGAGAACTATATTCTGGTGTAAAAGGTCAAATGTACATAGATGGTGATGGGGATGTGGCTAATGATGTAGGTGAAAAAGTGGCTGCAGAGGAAACGCCAAAAGAAACACCAAAAGAAACAGAACCAGCTCAAATTGTAAATTGGCGCAAACAACAAACAAACTAATAAATCGTAAAGGGGAAATTAAAATGATTGAAAAAGATGCTTTAGAATACGTAGTTGGATTAGGAAATGTAGAAACACATGATATTGACGGGCAAACATTCTCAACGCAGCGATTACATGTAGTAGAAGAACCAACGGCAAATTCATTTACTGTCCGTAGCTTATCCGGATTAGTTGATTATGTGAAATCAGGTTTTGATTTAGAGGGACCACTAATGATTCATGTTGCTAACCCAACTTCGGTTACCTGCTTTACTGCTATTAATGGAAATTACAATCGCAGCACATTAGTAAGAGCAGAAGCGCTTGTACCAGATTTTGATTTTGGATATTGGTATAACGTAGAGAAATTTATTATTAGTCTTCAAGCAGCGTTTGTTAAAAATGATGATCGTGATGTCATGTTAAAAGTCGTAGGGAATATAACAGAAGAAGATGTTAAGACATATGGTGATACTGGAATATCACAAAGTGTAGTGGCTAAGGTGGGTGTAGCAGCAGTTGGAGAAGTTGATGTTCCTAATCCTGTTTCACTTAAACCATATCGTACATTTACAGAGGTAGAGCAGCCAGAAAGTGAGTTTGTATTCCGTATGGAGAAAGGTCCTAACTGTTCAATCCATGAAGCAGATGGCGGCGCTTGGAAGCTAGAAGCGATTGGGAACATCAAAGACTATTTAGTTGAGAAACTAGCAGACGAAATTGAAAACAAAAAAGTATTTATCATTGCTTAATAGCAATTTATATAACTTTCAGCTGCACCTTTAGCGGTGTGGCTGGAATTGAGGTGAAATAGATGGGATTAGCCGATAGGGTACTTCCAGAGCATATACAAAGAGCTGGGGCGTTAGAGAGGCAGCTACGCGAATATATGAAGAATCAAAAAATGTTAGAACAACAGAGTAATAGAGCGATGAATAATCGTGAGGTAATAACTGCATTGGAGTTAAAGGAATTAAGCAATAAACAAAAAGAAGAAGCTGCTGCAGTTGAAAAAGAACTAATTGAACTGTACAGGCAAAAACAGAAAAAAGATAAATATATTAGAAACGAAGAACAAAAAAATGTTCTTGGAGTAGCGGATCGCCTGGAATCGCTAGGCGGTAATCCAAAAGTAGTAGAGAAAATAAGAAAAAACGCATAAAAAAAGATCCATTGCGAAAATGGATACTCAAAAAAGTTAAAGGTAGATATAGATTTGGATTTAAAAATAAATTTACATTTGCAATTATAACATGATAAATGCACTAGCGGCCAAAAATATGTGCATTTATAAAAATATAAAGATAAATAGATTGATTGAAAACTATAAAGCAGGGAGCTGAAAGTAATGAATGATTTGTTGTACGACAATAGTGAATGGTGTGATATCTGTAGTGCAGTAATCCCAACTGCTGATGTGAAAAATATGTACATTGAGGGATGCGAGAAAACGCTTTGTAAGTCTTGTCGTGGTGAAATGGAGCTTAAATTAAAAGTGGTTGAGACTAATGTGATTCAAGATATGTTAAAGCTGCTTATTAAAGGGTACGGTATGGATAAAGTAAGGGACTTTGATTTAATGAAAGCGGAGAGATACGCAAAGGAAAAAGAACTAGCTTTTGTAATTGAAAAACGTGGAGGGAAATTCAATCAAGAAAAGCTAGGTGAATTTGTATCGCTTTCTACAAGTGAAATTGTATCAATTCTACAATACTTACAAAAAAAGATTGGCACTCATTTATGGATGAATGCAGTTATTGGTGCGTTACTAGATAGAGGTCTTGTATACACGCTGCAGTTAGAAGAAGGTGTTCACGATGACGGAACAACTGACATTCTTGCTGGATGATCTCGCAAATACAACTGCAGCAATAAAAAACAAAAAAGTTATAGATTCTAGGGAACAGGCGCAGCCGTTTGATATAAGAAATGCTAAAGCGAAGCACTTGCCAGGACGCGTAGGATTTGCCGATGTGCTTGCTATTATTCCGTGTGATGTATGGGGTGCAGACGAACTGCCACGCTCTGTAAAGCAGGATAATCACTTTGATATGTATATCGACTATGTAACAGCGTTATGGCGGTATAGACGAGCACAAGATAAAAGTTTCTTTTGGGACGAAGCAGAAGAGATTTGCAAAGCCGCGAGGGAATCGCAGGAACCACAGCCGTTACGAATCTATTTTGATAGCGGATTTAAACCACAATATGTAACCAAATATTTGGAGGGTTAAAGATGAAAATTGTAGCAGTTATTGTACCAGTACCGCAGTTTATCAAAACACCATTCGAACTAGGTGACTGGGTAGCGTATGAATGTAATGATTACACAATGTTTGCGGAAGTAAAAGCAATGGAAGTTGAGAGAAAGAACGGTCGAATTAAAATTTTAGGTGTATGGGGAAATCACAGTGTATCTAATGTAGGTGATAGAGGATGGCAATATGCAGATCACTGCCGTTTAGCAACAGAAGATGAACAGTATTGGGAAGAGCGTCGCAGAGTCTTCGCTAAGAAAAAAAGAAGAAATAATGAATTTCATTCGGGAGACTTTTGTAATGATGGTAGCCGTGTTTTAACTGTATGTCATCAGGATAAAGATACAGGAACCGTAACGGTGTTTGTAAACAATTCAGATGAAAAATATGAAGCAGAACCGCGTGATTTGGAATTACTATTTTGTGCAGAAGATGCTGCAGGTTGAACCGGTAAAGAGTGTATTTAATGTTTTTTGAATATTGGGAATTTAAAAGGTGAAACAAGATATTGCGTAGAGAAAAATTGATTGGAAAGTTAATAGCTTTAGAGTGTTATAGGACAAAGGACCGCCAGTTGTGGGAATTGGACGAACTAGAATTGGCGGTCTTACTCGTTATAACGATCATAAAACGTTTAAAGGAGAATGGAATCATGAAATTTGAAATCTTATGTAATTGTGGAATGGATGTAGTAGCGGAACAAGAAAAGGGGAATGCTGCAGTACTTCCTATTATTGCTACAAAGGATAACGGAATCCAGGGCGTTATGGTCCAAACAACAGAAAAAGAAATTCAAGTTACATGTACAAATTGTAATGAATCCGCGCGATTCTTATTGGAACCAGAGAAAAGAGTGGAAGAAAGTCCAATTCTTGAATGGTCGAAAGTCTCATTATTTAGCCAGGGGGGAGAACGATGAAATCTACATATAAATATCATATTTCAACAGTCTTCCCTCACTGGCGTTGTAATCACATTGTAGTAAAAGAAAATGAAAAGATGGCGAAATATCATTTTTATAAACAAATTAAAAAGCAAGGTTTTATCAATATGCCATTTGAACAGTTTGAACCATTTATCACTTGTGAATATAAAGGTGTAGTTGATATAGCAACCCTATTCGGTAAAGAAGAACCATTCCGTAAGATGTGTAACTTTAGAAGAATTCCATTCGCAAAACGTGGAATGCGTGTCGAAGCGCAGGGAAGAAAAGGGACGATCGTCGGGAATTGTAAAAATGATTTATTCATTGTCCTGGATGATGATCCTCACAAGTTTAGGTTTAATCCTCATTGGGAGATTGTTTATTTCAATGATGAGGGTGAAATTATTAAAGATTATCGCAAAGGAGCAAGTGTACTATGAGACATACATCAAACCTATATGTAATTACTCCGGAAGAAACGCAGCAGACTTTTGATATTACAGAGTTGTTCGAAATGCAGAAAGAACTAGATAAGCGAATCGGATATAAGGGTAACGATAAGTTAGATATGCTGTTCCGCGGGTTAATAGTCGAAATTGGTGAAGCCTGGAACGAAACAAGGGCCTTTAAAATGTGGAGTACAGGATTTGGAACACCAAAGGATGGTCTATTGGAAGAGTTAGTTGATGGATTCCACTTTCTAATGAACATCGTAATTGAATTAGATCGTCATACATTAAAACGAAAACTCGTATCAGGTTTTTCAAATCAATACATTATGAAGAAAAACATATTAAATGTAAACAGACTTTTTGAATGGTATATACAGGATATATTATCAGCTAAACGTGCATGGTGTGAATTTAGAAATTTAAGTGTAGCATTAACTCATTTACATAAAGCGTTCGGTATTTTCTTTCGTCTTTGCTATTTATACGGTTATAAATTTGAAGATGTTGTACAGGCCTACAAGGAGAAGAATAAGGAAAACTTTGAACGCCAAGCGAGCGGATATTGATATGTATACATTTGTTGTTACTTATGAACTACCGCCAATGGAAGGGACGCTAAATGTAGATATAAATGCAAAAGATGAACATGAAGCTTTATATATTGTTAGGAATTTTTTATATCGTGCTGCTATAGTGCACGGTGCTAAACAAAAATATTATCAAATTTGAATTTTGTATAAAAGGGGAATGAGAAATGAATGAAGAGGTACAAAGTTTAGTAAAGAAGACACAGGGATTTTTCCCGAAGGCTTTTGTAAATAGTAGTAACGAATTGATATTTGACCCTAGAAGTAACCTTTATTTCAGATTAGAAGATATAGAAAATCATATGGATTTTATATGTAAGATGTTTGCTTGGTTATCTAGACCGATTAGTAAAAGTTTAAGCGATTATAAGTCTAGAAAAATCCTAAAAAGCTTTAATCAGCTATTAGGGACAAGCTTTACAAAAAAAGAAATGCTATTGATTTATGATCGTTTAGGAAACGATGTGAACAGAAAATTATGCATGGAATTCATTGAATCCAATTATGACTTGTTAGTGCTAATTGAAAACTAAACAAAAGCGTTATTTTAATCGAAAAGGGGATTGAGAAATGGCATACACAATCGTTAAATACGATATGGAACTATGGTTCGATGAGAATAAAGAAGCGGAAGTTATAAAAGTAGTAGATTGTGATTTGGCGATAAGCACTAACATTATGATAGATGGTAAAGTTTATCACGTTTGCGCAAAATACCCAAAAAATAATTTGATCGGTGTTAGAGAAATACAATTACAGTCTAAACCAGAAGATGTCGAATATGAAGAACATTTAACATGCCCTTACTGTGGCGAGAAGGATGTAGATGCCTGGGAGCGTTCGCAAGACAATGACAAAATTGATTGTAGTATGTGCGGTTCTGAAATTGAGTATTCAAGAGAAGTTGAGATTACATATTCGACTAAACCTATCAAAAGAAACAATCCTATAAAGCTTTAACCAAAGCATTATTTGGTCGGAAAGGGGAAAAGGCGTGGAGAAATGCGAGTATTGTACAGGTGAACCTTTGAGAGATAGAAAGAATTTGATGACCAGTTATATGAGTGATTACAAAGTGTTTATAAATAGCTGCAATTATCTAGAGGATAGCGTTGTAGGTAACAGCGTTCCTCACTCTCTATTCGGAGAGAAAATAAACTTCTGTCCTATGTGTGGTAGAGAATTAAAAGAAAAATAAACAAAAGTGATATTTAATCGAAAAGGGGAATGATCGATGGATGAGATTAAGTTTAGATTGTACCAAAAGTTAGCAAAGGAAATGATGTCTTGGGAACGGGCAAAAGGGTTGTATAAATTAGATGTGTTGGATGATAACGAAGAAAGCAATATTTTTAGCAGTTGGATGCAATATACCGGGTTAAAGGATGTTAATGGGACGGAAATTTATGTGGGTGATATAGTAAGGATTTTTGTGGAAAACGATCCAGAAGAAAAAGAATACATTTCTAAAGTCTATAAATTAGATGGTGCTTTCGCGGTAGATATGGCGGGGTATGACATATCTACGGATGTTCATTGCATTGGCTGGATTCCTGAAGATTATAGTTTGCAAGTCATAGGGAACATTCATAGCAATCCAGAGTTACTTAAAAACTTAACAAAATAGTTATTTGGTAATGAGAGGTGATGAAAGATGAGCGGTATAACAAATTTAGAATGCCCACAGTGCGGTAATAAGTTATGGAAGTATGATCACGGAGAAACAATTAATTTAGAGTGCGACTTATTGGAATGCGATTACGAACTAGAAATTGATTTAGAAGAAGTTATTTCTATATACGCAAGAGATTAATGCTGAAAGTAGGTATGGGAACAATGGCTACAAAAAGAGAACAGTTAGCGTATATGGTTGGCTTAATGAGCTACAGTGGAAAAAGCGGATTAGAAGCAGCTTATGAGTATGGAAAGCAAAACGGTATCAGTGCCAATTTACATGAAGGTAAAGAACAAGCGTTTTTTGAAAATCAGAATCATTCAGCGGAATGGTTAATGGGACAAGTGATGGTATTACATGAATACATGCAAAGTGGCAATTACGATATGAATGCGTACCTTATAACGTTCCATTCCATATCAAATAGGTCGATGGAGCTTTTGAGAAAAGGAGAGTTATAGATGGATATAAGAGATCAGGTATTAAAGAAATACAATGAGTTAAATGAATTTCTAAACAGCATTTCATTAGATGATCTGCGGAAGCAGTTTAACCGCCATGAACTAAATGAATTTAAAAGTAATTTGTACGATGTGAAATTACGTAGCTTAGCTTATGAAATCGGAAAGTTAACAGACGAAATGAAAGTAGAAGAGTTTCCACAACTGTTAGGGGTACATCGTTTTCCTATATTGAAAAATATTGATTTTATGACAGAAGAAAAGAAAATCGAACTTGATAAAGAGTTAGTTCGTTTTAGAGTAGGCCACTATTTACCTTACTTAGGTCGATATACCAAAGAAGTAGATAAGCTTGAACAGTTTCTTTTAGAAAATAGGGTTATAGAAAAGAAATATGTTGTTACTTGTCCTTGCTGCGGTGCAGATGAATGGTTATCATCATCTTTAAATTTAGAGAAGAAAAATAGAGTAGATACTCTTCTTAATATGATTGAGGGTAATTTTTGTGATGCGGAAGAAGAGTTTGAAAGTATTGTAGATTGTATTTGTGAAGAGTGTGGTTTTAGCCCCGAATATTACGAAATGAGAGAGTATGCAAGGAAAGAACGGTTAGAGTACAAAGAGTTATTAAAAATGATTATGCAACGCGATAAGAGCTTAGATGATGCTTGAAAACTAAACAAAAATTTCATTTTCTTGAAAGAGAGGAAGTAGCATGGGTTACGGAAATAGAGGAATGGCATTTGAACAATTATTAAACATTACTTGTCGCATGTATAAATCAGCGAATGTAGGTATTTTTAATAAACGTCCAACGCCGGTGAAAGTTATAAAAACCAATAATAAAGGTGAAATAACAAAAAGTGCATGGGGAAGTAAATCTACAGTAGATTACGATGGAGTGTATAAAGGAAGAGCAGTGTATTTTGAAGCGAAGTCTACAAAAGAAGCAAAAAGATTCCCATTAGATAATATAAGTAGGCATCAAATTGATTATTTAAAGGATACGCAAGAGCATGGGTCCATTTGTTTCTTTTTAATAGAATTTAGAACAGATCATATTATCTATTTCGTTCCGGTTTCATTAGTAGCAGAATACTATGAAGCTATGCTATATGATGGTGGCCGTAAATCCATTCCAAGAGAAGAATTTGAACAACATGCGTATGTAGTAGAAAGAACTGATCGTGCTCTCGTTGATTACCTGGTACATGTAGATAAATTAGATTGGCCACTTTGCAGCTGATGGAACAAATAAAAGGTATCGATAAAAGAACTGTACGCATAAGGATAATAAATTTACAGGACCAACATTGTAATGGATGTGAGCACCTATATAAACCCAGTTATTGTTTACATAATTGTGTAATAGGTAAACAGATAAATAAATTAGGTACTGCTTTAGGAGGAACCTATGTAGCAGATCAGCCGAAACGGAGAACAAAAGCAGAATGGGATGTATTATGTGAGAAAACGTTAATAATGCAAGAGATGGGTATGACGAATGTACAGATAGCAAAAGAACTTGGTATACGAGATCCAAGTTATATAAGTGAACAATTAAAAAAGAGGAACCTAAGATAAAAATTTCACATACCGTATTAAAAGGATAAATAAAAAATAATACAAGTAATAGTCCACAGTTAGAGGGCGTTTGATTATGCATAGGAAAGCAATTCTTCCTATATATAATTCAGCGTCCTCTTTTTATATAAAAGGAGGAACCTGGCTATGAAAGATTTAATAAAGCAATACAAGAAAACACTAAAGCAATTAGAAGAATCAAAGAAAGGCGCTACAGAAAAGGATGTAGAAATAATTAGTGAAATGATAACAGATATAGAATATTCACTAGAGTGGATGTGTACAGCAAAGAAGCCAGGTAATCGACGCGGTATTGAACGTAGAGCTGCATATCAGCGCGAAAAGCCGTGTGATCCGTTATTAATGCAAAGATTTGTGCGTAGTACTGTAATGCCGGTGTATAAATGGGATACAGAAGCGAAAGAGAGTGTTATATCTGAATGGGATCGTATACAGCTAGAGGATGCATTATCGACATTAACAGAAAGAGAAAAGGAAATATATGTAATGTCAAGAGGACATGGGTTTACGCAGGACAAAATTTCCAATTATTTCAATATCAAAAGAACTACTGTCCAAGTATATTTAAAAAGAGCAGATAAAAAGATTGGTGAGCGATTGAGTGGAAGTCTATTTTGTATAAGCTAGAAATTCTTTTTGAAAAAAATGTCGAAATTTGTCGTCAGAAAGCCACCTATATATGAGAGGCCGAAACCAGCTCTTGTAGTTAGGTGATGAGTGAACATATAGCGTTGCTCTTCCTTATCTGCAAGAGGATTTTTTTAAAGGTGCAAGGTAAGAGGTTACGAGCCTTACTTTGTATGTATTTCTTGATTTCAATCGTAATTAGAATAGTCTTCAAAACTTCATTAATTTAAAAGGTCTAAACGGAGGAGAGCTTCTGTTCTCCTTTAAGTTGATACCTGTGCCTACTAATAGGGTGTCAATTTAAAGGGGTACGGAAATGGCCCGATATAAAATTAAAAAATTCCTGGGAGAACTTATACTTCTCTCCTAGCCACTGACGTTAGGCGCGTAGTCGAATTTAAAAAATGTAAGAGTGCGGTGGCTATGAGAGGAATAGAAATTCTAATTATATATTTATTTGAAAGGTGGAAATTTATATGTCAGGAAAATATTTAAGTGATGAGATTGCAGATAAACATTATGAGGAAGCAAGGCAATGTGTAATAGCAATGCAAGCTGCGTCAGTAACAATGCTGCAGCGTAGATTTAGAATTGGTTATACGAGTGCAGCCAAGATTATTGATCGTCTTGAAGAAAATGGAGTCATTGGTCCGTATGAAGGAAGTACACCAAGAAAGGTATTAATTAAAGAGTAGCATCCGTAATGGGTGCTTTTTTCTTTGTTATATAGAAATTACATATTAAACATAAATAACAATGAATTTGATATCTAAATAGGTATACATTTGTGCGGTGGTTATTTTTGTAGCATCTTATTTGCTGTTAAGGGAAGGTAAGCGCAAACGTGTTGCACTTAATGAAATAGAAACACGAATAGCCCAACGACGGCTTTGATTTTAAAATCGTTTCCGTTGGGCAATAACATCCAAACTCCGGATCTGTTATGTACATATTCACATGTTACTTTCAGAGCGCGCTCTTTATTCGTGAGCGTTTCAGAAACACGCAAAGGATATTTTACGGCGCCAACCTTTTTTCCTACTTTGCATACTATCGTTATTAACTAAATTTAGTAGTTTTATACATGAGGTGATACATATGGAATTAGAATTATTAAATGATTTAACAAAAGAATTAAAGACAAGAGTTTTATCTGGTGGAGTTACATGGGAGTTAATGAATGCTATTGTATTGGATCGTTTAGAGAGAATAGCAGATAAAACAACAATGAATGAATTTGGTATAGGGATGTATGGCGTTAAATGGGAAGATGTTAATTTAAAAGCATACGCAGCATTAGATAATGTTATCGGTGTTAATGACGCTCATCTTATTAGCGGCCTTTCTCCTGGTCATATAAAGAATCTATGTGCAGCAGGTGCTATTGAATCTAAAAAGATCGGTGGAACCTGGGTGATAAATAGAGAGCGGTTTGAAGAGTGGTTCAAATGCTCATGTAAAAACGAAACAAACTCAACACAAACCAAATATTGTAAAAGATAAGTGAAAACCATCTAATGTAACACATCATGTATTTTGTTACATTAGATTCAAGGAGATAAATGCTGTTATATCAACGTTTTTATCAATTTGTAAAAATAACTACCATATTTTATGTAACATATTGTATAATAAAGATACATCTAATGTAACATAACGTATGGAGGGGTAAGGAATGAAGTTTGTGCAACCAATTCGAGATAAGAAAAAATTAGAAGAAGTGAAAGAGGTTTTACGTCGCCAGTCTTATCGTGATTTGTTTTTATTTGAAATGGGAATCAATACAGGTCTTCGAATTAGTGACTTATTAAAGTTACATGTAAATGATGTGAAAGAAAGAACTCACATTGTTATTAAAGAACAGAAGACCGGAAAAGATAAGCGTTTCATTATCAATACAGCGTTAAGAGAAAAAATAAACGAGTATGTAAGTGGAATGAACGAAACGGATTGTTTATTTGCTTCTAAAAAGACAAAAAAGCCTATCACTAGAATTCAAGCTTATCGAATCATGAATACCGCTGCTGAAAAAGTAGGGCTTGATGAAATTGGAACGCATACTCTTAGAAAAACTTTTGGCTATCATTATTATCAGAAGACAAAAGATGTAGTAATGCTACAAACAATCTTTAATCATTCTGCTCCATCGATTACATTACGTTACATAGGAATCCAACAAGATGAGATAGATAAATCATTAGAAGATTTCAGTTTATAAATTAGAAATCACAAAAGTAGCGATTACGCTGCTTTTTTATTTTGTAAAGCAATTAGCGTGAGGTGGTGTAAATGGAAGAAGAAACTATAAACGTTCCTACATGCTCTGTTTGTAATGAGCCGTGCATGTGGACATTAAAAATGCCATTAACTATTACTCATTTTGATAAAACATATCTCCGTGAAGCAAATACGGATAATGCTCATATATGCATTGAGTGTTTAGAGAAGGAAGTGCAAACAATTGGATAAGGGGGCAGGTGTTATGTAATTATGGCCAGACAACGAAGTCCAGACCGTAACAAAGCGTATGAAATATTTAAAGAACATAATGGTGATATTACGAATCGTAAAATTGCCGAATTGTTGTCTACATCCGAAAAAACTGTAAGTGAAAAGACGGTTGGCGGATGGAAATCCAAAGATGGATGGATAGATAAATTAAATGGAGTACTCCATAAAAATGAACGGAGTACTCCAAAGAAAGATACGGAGTACTCCAAAAAGAAACCAGGAGCACCCAAGGGTAATAAGAATGCTGTAAACAATCGTGGTGGAGCACCCAAGGGTAATAAGAATGCTGTAAACAATCGTGGTGGAGCTAAAAAGGGTAATAAAAATGCTGTTGGTAATTCCGGTGGCGCTGCTCCACTTCGTAATAGTAATGCTGTTAGTCATGGATTGTATAGAAAGTATTTGCCGCAAGAAATATATGATTTAAAAGAAGAATTAAAAGAAGCAGTTAACAACGATTCTTTAACAATCATTTGGGACAGTATTATGCTGCAGTACACTCAAATCATTCATGCTCAACGTATTATGTTCGTTAGAGACAACGAAGACATGACAAAGGAACTGCGGAAAAACAAACTAACGGAAAGCGGCTATGAGGAAGAGTGGGAAATTCAATTCGCTTGGGATAAACAAGCTAGTTTCTTAAATGCTCAATCGAAAGCAATGTCAACGCTAGTAAATCTAATTGAAAAATATGATAGATTAGCTAATACAGAAGAACAAAAACTACGAATAGAGAAACTCAAGAAAGAGATCGCTGCTATTAAAGTTGATGGTGATACTAACCAGAATACAGAGGACTGGAAAGAGTCTCTTATGAAGATAGCAGAGCGCAGACGTAAACAAAGGGAAGCTGAAGCTAATGAGTAAAACGGCTTTTAGTGAATTTATGGAGATTATCGATGTTTATTGGGATGATCCAGTTGCGTTTGCCGAGGATATGCTTGGTTTTTATCCGGATGAATGGCAGAGAAAAGTTCTTATGGATTTGGCACAAAGTCCAAAGGTTTCCGTACGTTCTGGCCAAGGTGTGGGTAAAACAGGTCTTGAGTCAGTTGTTGTTATCTGGTTCCTCTGCTGTAGACCGAACCCAAAAGTTATTTGTACAGCTCCTACAAAGGAACAGTTATTTACAGTACTTTGGGCCGAAATAGCTAAATGGTTAGAAGGTAGTGCAGTTAAAAATCTTCTTAAATGGACTAAAACACGAGTATACATGATTGGCAGTGAAGAACGTTGGTTTGCTACTGCTAGAACGGCAACGAAGCCGGAGAATATGCAGGGTTTCCACGAAGATTATATGTTATTTGTATGTGATGAAGCTTCTGGTATAGCAGATCCTATTATGGAAGCTATACTTGGTACTTTATCTGGTGCAGAAAATAAATTGTTTTTATGCGGAAACCCAACAAGAACAAGCGGTGTATTTTATGATTCTCATAATCGTGACAGAGATTTATATAAAATACATAAAGTCTCTAGCTTAGATAGCCCTCGAACCAGTAAAGACAATATAGAAGTATTGAAAAAGAAATATGGTGAGGGTTCAGATGTTTGGCGTGTACGTGTACTTGGTGAATTTCCTAAAGCAGAAGCAGATGCATTTATCCCGTTAGAAATTGTAGAGCAAGCAGCATCTTGTAAAGTGGAGCCGACTGGTGAAACACTTGACTTAGGTGTTGACGTTGCGCGATTTGGTGATGATGAAACTGTAATTGCTCCAAGGATAGGAAATAAAGTCTTTAAATTATTAAACCACTATAAACAAGATACTATGGAAACTGCTGGTCATGTATTGAAATTAGCTAAGGAATACATGGCAAAGTACAAGCAGTTAAAAAGAGTGGATATAAAAGTCGATGATAGTGGTGTTGGTGGTGGTGTTACGGACAGATTGAAAGAAGTTATTAAATCTGAACGATTACCATTCAAAGTATATCCGGTTGTGAATAACGGGAAGCCGCTTGATGATGAGCATTATGATAATGCAGGTGCAGAAGGTTGGGCCGTAGTAAGAGATTTACTTGAAGAGAATATGAAAGCATTTATACAGGGTGAAGAACCTACAATGGAGATTCCAAATGATGAAAAAATGATTTCTCAATTTTCTAGCCGTAAATACAGAATAACAAGTAGAGGTAAGATTGCATTAGAGCGAAAAGAAGAAATGAAGAAACGCGGATTGCAATCACCCGATAGAGCAGATGCTATAGTTCTAGCCTTCTATAAACCAAAAGTAGTTATGGGTGGGAAGGTTAAAAGAGTGTAGTCGGACATTTATTGTTCGGCTATTTCTTTTGCTCTTTATTAATAGAAGAAAGGAGGACATACAAACAATATGAGCGATAAGAAAACAATTAAGAATGTAAAAGTATTTGGTATTAATAAAGCGGCTGATGATCCGAACAACAAGGAAGACAACAGCAAGCAAATGGCAGTTGATCCATTCGCTCAAACATATAGTGATAAAGGATTAATTAAACCTCCTTATGATATGGCAGTGCTACTGGATATAAAGGAAAGTAATCCTATTCATTCTGCTTGTATTAGCGCAAAAGTCGATGATATTGCAGGTGTTGGTTTTGACTTTGCCCCTTTTGAAGAAGTAAAAGAAGCCGCGAGCCAGGAGCAATATAAAAGGTTAAAAGAATTTATGAGAAATTGTAATCCGGAAATGACAAGCTCCGAGATCATAAGGGCCGTATGGGATGATTATGAAACAGTTGGATGGGGCATTATTGAAGTTGTTCGTAATAACAAAGGGGAACCGTCAGAACTGTACCACATTCCAGCTCATACAGTTCGTGCTCATAAAGATAAAGTTCGCTTTGCTCAAATCGTAAGTAACAAAGAACGATGGTTTAAAAAGTTCGGTTATCCTGATGAGTTTCGTCTTGATGATGGTAGGGAATTAAATGCAGAAGATATTGCAGAAAGCGGAACAGAAAAAGCCGGAGAAGTAATTGTTATTCGTAAATTCGGTTCTCGTTCTTCTTATTATGGGATACCTAATTACGTTAGTTCTATCGGTTCAATAGTTGGATCTCAAGCAGTGAGAGATTACAATATAAACTTTTTTACAGGTAAGACAATTCCAGACGCTCTGCTATTCCTTGAGGGTGTCGATGAAATAGATGAGGGAACAGAAAACGAACTAAAAGCATTTTTCTCTGCAGAAACTAAGGGTGAACATCATAAGTTGGCCGTAGTTCCTGTTCCACCAGGAGCAACAGCTAAGTTAGAAAAAGTCAGTCCAGACGTAAAAGAAGGTAGTTTCCGTTTATATAAGCAGGATAGCGCAATGGAGATATGTGTGGCCCATCGTGTACCACCTTATCGTATTGGTTGGGCTATGACAGGTTCATTAGGACAAACAACTGCTAAAGAAATGAACGAGATGTACAAGCGTTCTATTATTGAACCTGGACAAGAAATATTAGAACATCGATTAAATAATCAATTGTTCCGTGTATTTGCTGAAATACTAGGCGGTTTAGATTGGTATTTCAAATTAAATGAAATCGATACGGATGATCGTGAAGCAGATTTGAAGTATGCAAAAGACAGTTATGAAGGTGGAATATTAAAACTGAATGAGTCCCGTAAAGTAGTAGGTTATGAACCTGTACCAGAAGGTGATAAATTCTTTGATGGTACAACTGAACCTTCTCTACCAGAACCAATTGCGAAAGCTGCAGATAATGAGCAGGATAACTTAATTGCTATTAATGCATTTAGGGAAAAGCATGAAGAAATAGAGAAAGCTATGCAAAAGAAGGTAGCTGATTTTTTTCAGAGCAGGGAAAACGGCTCTTAAACCTGCTTCCCGTAATTCGTATTAATAAAGCAAATGAAGAGATTGATCTTGTAATTGCAGAAGCAGAAGTTGATGAATTTCTGGATAGTGTTGATTGGGATGAGGAACGACAAATGTTTGTCGATGAAGTCACCGACACACTACAGGATGATGTAACAGAGTTTATACAGAGTACTATAGCTTCTAACGGTTTATCCTGGATGGTATTAGATCCAATTGGTGACGTTGCTGCAAAATGGGTAGCTACTTATGCTTTTGAATTAGCAAAGGGAATCCATGAAACCACTAAAGATAGATTAAGAGAAACAATGCTAAAGAATCTTAGTGAAGGAATGGGTGTCGATGCATTAAGTGTTTCTATTGCAGATGTGATGTCAGAAGCAAGTAACTACAGAGCAATGATGATTGCACGAACAGAAACAACATATGCAATGAATTACGGCAATTTAATTGCTTATAAGGGCGCAAATAGAACTAAGAAAACATGGCTTACAGGAAATGATGAGCGTGTTTGTAAAGAATGTGGTGGTTTACATGGGGAAACGGTAGATATTGATGATCTATTTAGTAATGGAAAGATGTGTCCGCCAGCTCATCCACATTGCCGCTGCACTATGATTTCAGAAGAGTAATAAAATACACCTATTTGATTGGGGTTTCATCGTCAAAACGTATGCGGCTTTAAACTGGCTATTATGCGTTTTGACAGTGGAACCCCAATATTTATAGGGAAGGAGGTAAAACGATGGGATACGAACTAAAAAACGCCAATATCAGCTATGTTTCATTAGTTACAAAGGGAGCTAATGGTCGTCAATTCGCCATTATGAAAAGCGAATCTGCTAAACAACCAAATATATCAAAGCAAGTTCCAATCCTTAAAACAGAGGAAGAGAAGCAGCTTGTTACAGGTGTTGTGTATGAACCGGATGTAGAAGATTCACACGGGGATACAATGACTGCAGAAGAAATAGAAAAAGCCGCTTATACCTTTATGGAAAATTACCAGCACATCGACAAACAGCATGATGAAATCGCTGGTAAAGGGACAGTTGTTGAAAACTGGATTGCTAAAAGTGATATGACAGTAGGCGAACAGGAAGTAAAAGCAGGAACATGGCTTATGACAGTTCGTGTTGATGATGCAGACACCTGGGAAGAAATTAAAAAAGGTGAAGTTACCGGTTTTTCTATGGGTGGATTTGGTGAACGTGTAGAAATCGCGAAGGCAGATGATCTTACTCGTGAAGAGAAAGGTATCATTCGTAAAATGGTCGGTTTCTTTAAAGGTGAAAAACACGAAATTAAAAAGGGCGAAGTAAAAGACCGCTTTATTGATGAAAAACAAAAGCGTGATTTACGGGCTGTCTTTAATTTATTTGAAGATGTGTTTTATTGGGAGATTTGGGAAAGCAATCCCGATATTGACCGTATGGCAACTGCTCTTGATGATATGAAGGATATACTTTCTTCTATTAAAGGCGGTTATACCATCGCAAAATCAGAAGATAGTGTACAAGCAGAAAACATTGTATTAGAAAGTATTAAAAAAGCTGGGAAAGTATTATCCCAAAAGAATCATGAAAAATTAGATGAAGCATTAGCTTTAATTAGTGAAATAAAAGAAGCTGCTTCACCACAGGAGGAAGACGAAATGAAAGCAGAAGATATTGCAGAGATTGTTAAACAAGCGGTAGAGCCACTAACTACTAAGTTAGATAAGATTGAAAAGCAAGTGAATGGCGAAGAAACACCAACACCAGAAGAGCTAACAGAGGAAGAGAAAACTGCAGCAGTTATCCAAAAAGCATTAGAGCCATTTGCTGAACGTCTTGAAAATATCGAAAAAGCTGCTTCTATTCGTAAAAGTTTAGATCCAGACGAAGAATACATTCCAGGGCAACAACCAATTAAAAAATCTATATGGACAGGCGTTAACCTGTAATATAAGGAGGAAATATTAATATGGGAACAACATACAACAATCACCAATTATTAAAGCGTCTATCTAAAATTGAAAAGACAATTACTACAGGTTCAGTTTCTTCTGGTTTATTAAATCCAGAGCAAAGTAAAGAATTCTTTAGAATGGCATTTGACGCAACACCATTCTCTCAATTACATCGAAAAGAAATGCGTAAAGCAAAACAAGGTGTACTTGATAAAGTTGGTATTGGCGGTCGCATTCTACGTAAGAAAACAGAGAATAAAGATGAGGATTACCGTGCAGGTGTTACTACATCAACTATTCCATACAATACAAAAGCACTCCGTCTACCTTGGGAAATTACAGAAGAAACGCTGCGTGAAAATATTGAAGGTGAAGGCTTTGAAGATACTGTAATGACACTTATGTCAACTCAAACAGGTATTGATTTAGAGGATTTACACTGGAATGGTGATGTTGAATCATCTGATCCGTTTTTATCAATTAACGATGGCTGGTTGAAGAAGATTCTAAAATCAAAAGAATCGCATATTATTGACCACGCTAAACTAGTAGCTGGTACAGGGGAAGAAGCAAAAGCTAATGGATTTGGTAAAGGTTCGATCTTTGCTTTATCTGGTGTAATGCCAAATAAATATAAAAATAGTAATCTACGTTGGATTATGTCACCAAATCGTAGAGAAAAATGGATTGAATATTTAACAAACCGTCCAACTGGAGCGGGAGACGCTGCATTATTAGGAGCTGGCGATCAAGTAAATAAACCAATGGGTTATGGGATTGTTACAGTTCCTTCTTTATCAGATGACATTATTATTCTTGCAGATCCACGTAACTTTATTGCTGTTAACACATATGAAACTCGCATTCGTAAAACAACAGAAGGTAAATCTGCAGTAATGGAAGATAAACGATTCTATGTAATTCACTTTGATGATGATGCTGTAATTCAAGAAATGGATGCAGTAGCAATCCTAACAAATATTCCGGATGCGTTTGGAGCTTAATATCCAGGCGTATTTTTTATGGGAATAAACCCTTTGTTATTAGGGTTTTGAATGTATACTTTTTTAATATTTTCTTGTTTTTAATGGGATACGAGATGGAACCAATAAAACCAATAATACGAATGTAAACTTTCATGCAATAGTTTACATTCGTGAAAGGAGTGTTAATTATGAAAGTAGTTACGCTGCGATACGGTGGAACTTATACCGCTTATGGACAAAAGTTTAAGAATGGCCAAGAAGAAACAATTGCAAATGAAAAAGCTGATTACCTTGTAAGTACTGGACATTTTGAACTTGTAAAAGAAGTCGATAAGAAGGAGAAAGAAACATAATGGATATTACCTTGCAGGACATTAAAGACCGCGTAAATGTGCAGAAGATGCCTGATACATTAATTCAAGAACTAATAGATTACTATACAGTTATTGCTAGGAAGTATTTAAGAGTTAAGCCGGAGAATCCGATGAAAGAAATCATCCAAACAAGTAAGCTAGGTTGGCTTTCGTTTCCTGCTGAATCTATAGCAAAAGTTACTCATGTTAGTTCGAAACAAGATATGACCAATTCTATTACTGTAAATGGGCGGATTGTTTATGGTTTATCCGAAAATCAGTTATATGAATTCGAATATAAGATACAAGATTATGATGATCTGCAGGTACTTATGAAGAAATGTATTATTGATTTGGTTGTTTCTGCAGTAGTTCGTGCTAACTTACAACGAAAAGGTATGAAGACATCGGAAAGTATTGGTGATTACTCTTACCAGATTAGCCCAGAAACGCTAGATGAACCAGATACAAACAATAAGATACTCAATGGCTTAAAAGTGTTTAGAGCAAGAGTTAAGCCGGTGATGGCTACATGAATACGTACTTCGATGATGGCGATATGGATGATTTATATATTCATGAGGTAGTAGTAAAACGAAAAATGAAAAAGAAACAATCCGCTGGTAACTATGCGGAAGTACCAGTGGACGTTTACGAGAAGATGATTTGCCGTGTAACTACTAATTCTGCTACTGATAATGAGAGATTTAAGCGCGATAAACAAAATTTTGATACAACCTTTAAGATATACGCACCTGCTTCTTACATAATTAAACCCAATGATCTTATTCATTACAAAAATGAAGATGTGGGCGTTGATTATACATTTGAAGTAAAAGGAGAGCCGCGTAATCCCGCATTTATGAATCATCACATTGAAATTTATTGCGAAAAGGTATGATTCTATATGGCGAATTCAGTAGAAATTGAGTACTCAAGTAATATGGAGCAAGTAAAGACGCATATTAACGCTATGTGTGTTGAAAAAGTCACAGCAGCATCTATTCATTTGCAAAATCAAGTTAAGAAGAACCTCACAGGTAGCCGTAGCGGTAAGCAATATAAAATACCTCATACGAGTCGTAAATATACTGCTTCTAAACCAGGTGAAGCTCCTGCTGTTCGTACCGGTGACTTGTTAAATTCGATTAAATACAATGTTAAACGGTCGCAATCAGAGGTATTGGGTGCAGTAGGGAGTGATTTGAAAAAAGCAATATGGCTTGAAACTGGTACAAGTCATATGGAAGCTCGTCCATTCCTATTAAAAACGTTTGAAAAAGAACGTAGAGAACTTAAAAGAATGATGGGAGGGCAATAGATGTCTAACGCTATTGCAGCTATTAGAATGCTTGTAGAGAACGATGAAATAATAAAAGCTAATCTATCAGAATATGGTGAAGGCGAAGACAAAGGCCCTGCTCTTACATCCCAAACTGCACAAGATGATATGAAAATGCCTTATGTAGTTATGAGAATTGAAGCAGATAATCCGGATGATGTTGAAATTATAGATCGTATGATTCTAAATTTCGATGTGTATTGTGATAATGGGGACTATGATAAGGCGAAGTTAATTGCTACACGTATTGAGAAGTTACTAGATAGAGAAGTTGGTTTAAAAGATGATGGGATACTTTCTATACATCGTGCAGGTAAACTGCCGGTACCAGATGAAGACCCATCTATCATTCATATAAATGCAAAATTCCTTGTTCGAACATTTCGAACGGACTTGTATTAGGAGGTAGAACAAATGGCTTGGAAATTGATTAACGGTGTCCGCGAAGGCACGACTGATAATTTTGTTATCGGTCCCGGTGTTATTTACAAAAATTTTAAAAGCATAAAAGAATTAGGCGAAATGGTTGGAGCGACTACCGGCGGAACAAAAGTCGGTTTTGATCGTGAATATTATGATGCAGATATTGATGGTGTCCTTGGTCATTTAGTGCGCGGTAAATGGCTTTTAAAAGATGTACCGCACGTTGAGGTTACATTAGTTGAATTTACAAAAGAAAACCTACAGTTGGCTTTACCTGGGATGACGGTAGATAGCACTACAGAAGAGGATTACGATATTATGAAACCTTCAAATGATATTCCAGATTCAAATTACCATGATATCGCACTAATCGGTATGATTTCGGGTAGTGAATTACCTGTTATTTTCGTAATTCGCAATGCAATGGTAGTCTCATCTATTGAAGTAGATCTAAAAGATGGTAAAGGAACGGTTGGTTTGAAATGTAAATTTATCGGTCATTACAGTGAATCTGCACCATCTACGCCACCGTATGAAATTTATGTACCAAAGAAAAAGAAAACTGCAGCAACTAAAGCGCCGGCTACCGCATAAATGGTAGTCGGTTTTCTATTACATAAAACAAGCTAAATGCTAAAAGGAGAGTACGAAATGGCTTCTATTTTAGAAAAAATGATGAATACTGGTACAGATATTACGATTTTAGGTGTGAAAGTATTGATGCGTCGCTTAAATGTAACTGATGTTTGGCGGTTCGCTAAGATTATTTCTAAGGTTGGACGCCGTGCGATGGCTGATTTTGCTGATTTCGGTAAGGCTAAGCATGAAATGGATGAACTAACAAAAGCTGCAGATTCTCTTCCGGAAGATGAGAAACACGTTCATTTAGCTGCACTTAAAGAGCAACAGCAACAAAAAGGTTTAGAGTTTGCTTTCCGTGTTTTAACGATGATTCCTGCTTGTGAGGATGATTTCACAGAGTTCTTTGCAAGTTTATTAAAGGTTGAGGCTGCGGAGTTTTGTCAATTCCCTCCGGAAGCAATGGTTTCTGTTATTCAGGGCTTATTGGAAAGTGAAGACTTAATGACTTTTTTCAACCAGGTGCAGGGGCTCGTGAAAGTTCAGAGCGAGAAATGGAGCCAATCAGCAGCGGCTCCAATCCTGGCGTAGATGAAGATTCAGATGAATATTTAGAGGAAGCCGAACAAAATATGTTACGTGCTTTCGACAAGATACAAAAACGGTATGGATGGACAGATGATTATGTCTTATCAATACCGTATTCGCGTTTAATGGACTTGTTTTCTTTCATTGCACGAGAGGAGCAGCAAGAAGAACTAAATGAGTGGAAGAAGATGGCGTTCATTGGTTTTCAAACTCGTCAACTTGAAGAAGGTACTACTTTTAATGATTATCTTCAAGCTTTTGGACTAACTGACACCCAGGACGATAAAGAGTCTTCTTATGAAATGGGTGAAGTATGGACGAAAGATGAGTGTGAAGCACATGTTGAGCAGATTATGGCTCAATTCCAGGAAGACGACGATGAAGAATAAAATGGTTATCGGCCCCAGAAGGGGGTGCGTAAATGTTAGCTGAAATGTTCCAACTGTTCGGAACGATTGGTATTAAAGCAGAAGGCGCTTATAAAGATTTACAACAGTTTGAAGATCGAGTACAAAAGACTGCAAACGGAATGCATGATAAATTCCAAAAGGCAGGGGAATCAATTAGTCATGTAGGTAACAAAATGAAAGATGTTGGTACAAACATGACAACGGGCGTTTCCTTACCTTTAGCTGGTATCGGTGCTGCCGCTGTAAAAGTGGCTTCTGATTTCGATACTTCTCAAAGAAACATCCAATCTTCTTTAGGTCTTACTGAAAAAGGTGCTGAAAATCTTGGTAAAATCGCAAAAGAAACTTGGAAAGATGGATTTGGCCAAAGTATTGAAGAAGTGGATCAGTCTCTTATAAAAGTGTATCAAAATATGAAAGACGTTCCTCACGAAGAATTAGAAGAAGCTACAAAAAGCGCTATGACATTGGGTAAAACATTTGATTCTGATATCAATGAAGTAACTCGTGGTGCAGGGCAGTTAATGAATCAGTTTGGTATTTCTTCAAAGGAAGCATTCGATTTATTTGCTGCTGGTGGACAAGAAGGTTTGAACTATTCAAATGAAATGTTTGATAATGTGGCCGAATATGCGCCATTGTACAAACAAGCCGGCTTCTCTGCTAACGAGATGTTTACCATTATGGCAAACGGTACTCGTGATGGCAGTTATAATCTCGATTACATTAACGACCTTGTAAAAGAGTTCGGTATTCGGGTGCAGGATGGTTCTAAAGGTGTATCTGATGCCTTTGCTGAAATGTCACCTCAAACACAAAAGGTCTGGGATAACTTTAACAAAGGTAAAGGAACTTCTGCAGATGTGTTTAATGCCGTCTTAGGTGATTTAGGTAAGATGGACGATAAAGTAAA